TTCTTACATGATCCCGCAGTCTTATCTCTTCACTTTTGTCTTGTACTTTGATTTTAATACTGTCCCCTTCTTTGATTGTGTATAAAATAGTTTGAATCTCTTCTTTTTTCATCTTATAAAATATTTTAACGGCAGCACCTATACTCACGCACCACTACTGCCTTATGTTTAACAATTAAATACTTAACTCTTCAATGGTCAAGCCTTTTTCTTTTGCCCACTTTAGCATCGCGCATAATTCTGTTTCTGACTTATATTTCGGATCACGCCACGCCCATCCGAATTTATCCAGGACATGATGATATAATTCGTCGGCCTTTGCCGTGTAAATGTCTTTGAATAAATGCTCCGAACCTTCCGGTATAAGCATCTCTGTTGTTGCAAAATCGGAATACGATAAACATCCGTAAGCATATTCTGTTATTTCACTCCATGCTTCTCCGGCTTTAAATCCAAATTCTTTTACAAAAGCCAAAGTTAGATACATATTTAATAATATTGTTACATCATATCCGGAATCCGACTTTCTTTCTATTATTTCCTTTTCAAATTCCTTTAAATCTTCAGGCCCTAAAAAGATGTATCCTGATACCGACCGGTAATTAGTCTCCGCATACTTCTTGCATTTATCATCATTGACAATCTTACTAATGTTAGATAACATCTTTTGCCTCCATTCATCACAAAACTCTACCTCTACGTTCATCCAATCAGTACCATAATTATATTCTTTCGGATATCCGACCGATGTTACCTTTATACTATTCACGCCATATCCGTAAAGGCGTTCACTTACCTCATTCGCCCATTCCTGTACAAAAGGAATAAACTTATTGTAATAAGAATCAAAATCAAAATCCGATTCCTCCTCATATTCTGGCATCTCTTCATAATCCTGTTCAAAGAAATGACGAGGATCTGCTATTGTTTCGTAGAAACTTACGTTAATGAAACAAAACTCGTTAGTTGTCGTTTTTAATATCATAACTTTTTGTATTTACGTACATTTTTCTTGCCATAGAATCTACACATGGCACGAATCTGACTATAAAATACTTTTGTCCTCCTGGCCTCAAAGTATTTAAACATTTCTTCATTCTTTGTTTCCCAAACGTAATCCGTTTGGGAACTCATGCGATCTTTCTCCTTGCGTGAATAATGGTAATATGATACCACAACACGTTTCATACCATTCTTTACAGGTACGATATTTACGTCTATACTATTCTCTGTCATATTATTATTGTTTTATGCATTATACAAATACAAAGAGCGCATACCTTCACAGGCCGGCGCTCCTTTCAATAAAAATGAAAAAACTAATATTACATAAACATATTGTTTTCTACTCTTTATTACAATACTTTTGTTCCGCAATTATTATATCTTCCGTACTCTTTTTTCGTATCATTCAAGATTTCAAAAACCATCTTCTTGTGATCTTCGTTTGGTAACCTATCCTTAACAGCCGATATTACGCCCGCTATAGACGTAAAGCCTGAATCTGTTATTGAACACAGCAACACGCCTCTGTCGGCTCCGGTGCTTATTGCTGACGCCTTTATAATATCATTCTTATATATTCTCATAACTTTTTTGTTTTATTGTTTGTGAGATGCCCAGAATCGAACCAGGACCGGCACATACGCACCGGCACGCCGCGTCATCCCCTCTATGATGCAGAAATAGGCATACCTATCCTCACGAACCGACATGCCAAAACCCAAAACTTAATTTGATGAATAAAATAGATTAACAAAAATACTATTCTAATTCTTTTATAATATCTTTCACAATATTCAGCCTTACCTCCTTCGTTTCTGGACTAATACAACCAAACCACCCATAAAACTTTCTTGTTTCCTCTGGTTCTGTGGCCATACTTATCTTCTCCTCCAATTCCGGGAAATATATTCTCACCATTTCGTCTGAACGAAACTCATAGATATTTTTATGTGTTTTGAAATACATAAACACTACATTTCTTAACGCAACACATATGTATTCCCCATCCTCTAACCTATCAATCATCTCATATACCTTTTTCCATATGAATAATCGCTCTTCTTTTGTAAACATATCCTTCTTTATTTTTATGGTATTATTTGACTGTATGCAGACTTTTCCATGTACACAATATTATGCTCCTGTCCAAATATCTTCTTTGCCACCTCTTTCTTTATCGCACAATATCTTCCTGTACGATACGGATTCTTTTGATCTGATCCATCCTCGACTTCGATAATAAAACAGCCTCCGTTATCTATTATCTTTTTGCAATCGTCACATACTCCGCCCGTGCATATATGATGCAGCGCCTGACCTTTGATATTATTTCCTAATAAAGCAATGCCCATCTCTTCGCCACATATCATGCAGACTTCTATAGACGGATTCAATCCGTGTTCTGGATGTAATGTAATACCATCTTTCATTTTCTTTCCTCCTTTGTTTTTAATGTTGTGTGAGATCGCCGGAATCGAACCGACCTACTGCACCATGAATCCCATAAAGCAAATGCTCCGATCTTCGCAGACGGGAGCATTCTGTCTAAAGCATAAGAAAATTAATGAAGAAATTTTTCTCACTTACGCCATAGCATCTAAAATAGCTATCAGCACTATTTCTATGACAAACATAATAAAAAATATCTTAAATGCCTTTTTCATATCGCTATCTCCTCCTTCTTTTTTACGTTCCACAATAAACTGTCCAGGCTCTGCTCCGACCTACGTTCCACCTACAACCGCAGGCCTTAGCCCAAGGCGCCGCCTACTCCCCCTCTATGGCAGCCTGTTCGTACCTACAAATCCAATCTCCATCTATACAACTATCACTACGCGATAATAAACATTTATCCTTATAACAATCATAAAAAATACACCTATCACAACTGTAATCCTTAACGTCTACACAGCTAACTACCTTAGCATATACTATACCATCACTGCCTTCTATTCCTTTCACCCCAAAAATAGAACCTTCTACTTCTTTACTCAAATCTAAATCGGGTGCAAAATCATATACGTTCATACCATCCATATTTTAATTGTTAAACATTCCGATTACCACTAATCTATAGAATATAGTTTTCAACTCTCAACCTATTGAATTTTGTAGAATAAACTCACATTATGCTGTTTTAAAGCACTGTAATCCTTAATTTTGTGGGAAAACCCTACATAATGTTGTTTTAAAACGCTTATCTATTGAATTTTGTTGGTAGGGAGTGCCCTCCCCCTCCCTCTCTCCAACTCCCGCTAATCCTCCGGCTTTCCGCATAGAACCTGCGCTATCAGCCTCGCCACAGGCATACGGAGAGCGCTACAAGCTTATACTCTGGCATGAAGTGTGGGGTGTTTAGAGATAATATCATTCCATAGAGAGAATAGAGAGTCTTCAGCCCACGCCCTACCGCCTGCTCCTCCTATCAAGATAGATATTTAAACCTATAATCAAAGCCAACAAAGAAAAGCAAAAGACCATTACAATATTATACTGATCCGGTCCGTACTCCAACATAGAGCGAATACCAACCGACAGAAAATAAAGATCAGCTACTAATAAAAACCACCACATAGAATAAAAAAAATACAATAAGTATGTCCAAAAATACGGGGATTATAAAACCTAACTAATTGATAATCAAGCATACCTCATTTTTAAGAAAAATACAATAAGCCTAATTTTCAATCCATAGAGACGAAAAAGGCGGCATCCGACGCCCTATTTTGGGTCAGAAAACCGCCTAAAGTTTCGTTTTAGACCAATTTTAACGACATGATATAGACAAAATACCGGCATTATATCCAAACTATCATATTTTAGTTTCGTTTTATACCAATATAGCACACATCCTCCGTTCACTCTCAGAATATCTTACCCTTAAATAGAAAGGGTAGGATACGAAAATAGGGCTGCTCCGATATTCGGAACAACCCTATCCCTATTTAAATACTGTTTATGTTTTCTTTCACGTATGTTCGTGATGTATGGACTTTACGTTTGCATTTGTCCTTTCCTGTATCGGCATGATACGCTTCTTTGAGATCACGATACAACATAAATTCCCTATATGCTCTTTTCCGCTTTTCTTTAGCTTCTTTCCTGGACAGACCGCGGACGTCTACCATATAAGATTTAAATTTCCTTTCCATTTTCTTTATGCTTTAATTATGATTAACTCCAGCGGTTAAGTGCTTCAATATAGAAACCTTCCGCCTCTTTGTACTCACTTTCGCTCAATGTTTCCACCGTCTCGATATAGTTACGCAATGTTATTTTTACGCAACTGTTTTTAGATTTATTGAACGCTTCAGTTAAAGCGTTGATCATTGCTTTCTTTCCCATGTTATTATATTGTTTATAATTTAGAGGTTGCTCCGGAATCGAACCGGACACGCATTCCTATCCTATAGAGATTTTATGCTACAACCAACAGCCCGTAATTAGTACGTAGTTCTTGTGTACAGGCCCGTACTATGTTGTTATTATATTTTCCGTCTGCTACACAACTTAGCCACAAATAAAGGCGATTGTGTCCTTGCGTTTTGATATATCACGCTCCTACATGGTAGGCTACATGCTTGTACCCTGTAATTTAATCTACAGCCTTGTTCTATTTTTTCGTGTAAGCAAGTAAGACACGTTTCGATCTGGAGATAAACCTCGTACAACGGCATGTTTTCCAAACTGTAATCACATACCTAACATGAATCACGCCTATTCGGGTGATTCATGCAGTAATACCAGCCCTTTAATTGCCAACGGCAAGGGCAACGGTATATCTATCTCCAATATGTAAAATAACTCTCTGCTTGTCAGCTTCAGTCTAAAGCATACGCGGGACGTGCACCCACTGACAATGGCGTACAGGCGCGTTAAGTTACGCGCCGAACCTTTGGCGGACTTAACGGCGTCCGCCCTACCTTGTTACTGTTGGTTGCTTTCATGTGCGAGGTATTCACTTACACACTTTGCCACAGTGCGAATAGAATAAGATTTAATCTTAACGGCTACATAAGTAGCTTTATACTCATCCGTTTCTTTAACAAGCCACTTTGCGCTTTTTTTAGTCTCCAACGTTTCAGCGGTTGAAAAACCGAAAGGTTTATACTCCCCGCCATAAATCACATTTTCCGCGCACCAGTCGGCCGTTTTTGTCTCGATTCCTTTCTCCTTGTCTACCTTGTTATCCTTATATACTTTAGAGTATAGAGAAAATTTAATAAAGGTATCACCCACTTTAGGCAACATTTGGCTACACACGGCAACCAGCCGTTTTTTGTCCTTTGCGAGTGCTGCAACCTTTACAGCATATTCGGCTGGTATTTCCAACGTCTTACAAATTGCTTTCAGGTCAGCACCATTTGCAAATAAAGCATTATACAACTTTACAGCACCCACCAGGTTAGAGGCATTCTCTTTAATAACAGCGTTCTGTAGCTTGTTAACATTTTTCTTTGTAATCATATCAATATGTATTTATTTGTTAAACAATATCACCTCAATATATCACCTCTTTACAACGCAAAGAGGCAAAAGGTATCGCCATACAATACACCCAACGGGAGTATATATATAGCTTCATTATGTAACGCCAATATTCTCGCTTGAATACGGTGCAAATATACAACCTTTTTCGGTATTACATATATATATGCTATCTTTTTTTTGTTAACTTGTATTAATTTCGATTCTATTATCTGATTATCAGCAAGTTGCAAAACACACAAGAGCAGTACTATACGCGTACATTAATATGTAGGATATATGTTTATTTAAGTGGCTTATAATCAATATGTTATAATAATACATTGATTATCAATAATTTAAATAAGTAATTGATAATCAGCGAGTTTTTATGTTTGATGTAAAAACGCGTTTCCGGTTTTCCAGCGAAGGGGGTGTGGGGGAGAAAACGCGTTTCGGGGGCGGGAGGTTCGTGATAGGTACCCCCTCTCTCCCATCACATAAACATCTTTCATATCCCTCATCACATAAACCTCTTTCTCATATCTCTCCCACATTACATAAACATCTTTTACCCTCTATCCCATCACATACCCACCTCACACACAACAAAAAAAATAGGATTGATAGAAACCAATCCTATTTAAAACACGACCTTATTAATTTATTGAATTGAAGTAAGTTTATGGTTTTCAAGAAAGTCCTTAAACTGGTCACTTGATACGTCTATAACGAATCCAGCAGCACCAGCATGTCCTCCACCACCGAATCTCTTACTTACCTCACAGCAATCTACGCTGTCTTCTACGCATTCATAAAGAGAGAACCGTACTTTACCACCTGGCATGATACAAAATGGCATAAGGGCTTTAATTTTTCTACCGTCTAACCAGTCTCGTGTAAGAGAATCAAATACCTTAGAACTAAATTCGGTGGTATTCATCGCCACGACCTTCACCTCATCAACGTACGCTTCGAACGAATACGCACTTACCTCTTGTTCGTTTTTGCCGGCCATGTAGTTAATTATAGCACGTCCTTCTTTAGCGAGATCATAGAAAATTAAATCCACCTCATTGTCCTTCATATTTTCTTTAAAATGGTCATACAAATACGACAATGCTATTAACACATTGAGTCTTATTTTTGATCTCAAGGCATACTGGATAGCTACTACCGTATCCCATCCTAATTCAGAATCTTTATTCCACACATCGTAGTCTGACAGGCACCGGACGATCGCCGGCACCTTCCCCATCAGCAGGTCCGAGGCCAGTGCGCACGCACCGGTACCGACTCTCCTCAACCCTGGAACTACGAACCCCCATGTCTTACTATCTTCGATAATTCCCTTATGGTGATCTATCCACATCAGGCTCTTTCCTTCATCAAGCCACTCTTTGAAAATAGTTTTAGAATCGGCTCCGAAAGACACGTCAAGAACATAAACAACATCTAAATCACGCACTTTGTCAACAACTTTCTTAACATCATCTTCATACGAATACGGGATATAAATAACATCCTTGTTTTTACTGTTTTCGTACATGGTTGCGATGGCTGCCGACACAACGCCATCTAAATCCGATTTATGATAAACTATCGCCGTTTTCTTTACTTTCATGATACAAACTCGTAAATGTAATATTATTGTCTCCTTTATCTATTCTTATAATATCGCTATATCCTCCATAATCCTGATCTTTTTTAATACGAACCTTCAAAGTAAATAAAGGAGGTTTACAAATAGGAGGAGTAACCAACTCCGAACGATAAATATCCTGTAATTCAATTTTTATGTTAAGATCAACCCCATAAGGATTACTAAAAATATAAACAAAATCGTCCCTAAACTCAACCAGTCCTTCACTTGTATGTTCTTTGGACGACACATAATTTAAATCAAGATCTTTACCAACAAACTGAATGACGTCCATATAGTCAACTCCGGCCTTCTCAGCACATACCTTATCCGAATCAGAGAACTGACCTGGCATACCACTGGCGTTTCCTACCATCAGCGTCATTTTCGTAATATCTTCATATGTTATGCCATCCATCATCAACCTACAAGCACCAAGCGCCTTATATACCATACCGGGATTAGGCTTCATCATCGGATCATGTTCATCAATTGAAAAACACTCATAATGACCATACACTACTCCTCTTATACCTCTTTTCACCGCAAGATCATGAACGCATCTAAGGACATAATTTATCTTCGCATCAATATCTTCATCGGAAACAAACCCGACACCCACATCACATTGGTTGCTTATTATACCAAAGTACTTAACGCCATTTTGCTCCATAAGATCAAGTGCCCTATTCACGACATCTTGCTTAATCTTCATATCAGTAAGATCTTTTGCAAAAAGACTACCAGATCTGGTTTCAACCAACGTCCCGTCAAAATCGAATAGCAGTATTCTTTTGTTTTTAATATCTATATTGTTCATCATTTTTCACTCCTACTCTTTTTTATTACCCTAAACTGAAGACGGAATAGATTACTGTCTTCTTTTATAATATCATACACAGCATAAGAATTTTCTCCTATATCCCATCCAAGATAATCGAGCAGGTCTTTTAAGTAAATTCTCTTGTATTTTACACCAAGGTTATTTACCTTAAACGATCTCTTGTCTTCAACATCAGAAGCAGCCAGATAAAAGACCGTATTTTCAACTCCTTCAAATATCTTCCCTTCTTCTAAGCCGATAACAACCGCATCCGTTACCCCCATCCAATTCAAATTATCGACAGAGATAGTCATTATCTTACTTTTACTGATTGACAACTTCCGGATCTTGCTTTCTTTAGTTTTAGATCCTAAAAAATCCTTACTGTTAAAAAAATCTACTTTCACGGTTATAATGTTTTATATTGATGTTGCAAATATACATAATAAATAATCAACAAAGAAATAAATAGGATTAAAACATGATAAAAAAAACCATAGCGCTACGTATTTAATAAAAATAAATCAATGACGTAAGAGAATAAAAATAATCATATATTTGTCGGTATCTTAATCAATTAAAAATAAATGTCATGGCAGAAATGAAAATAGGTTTTGTAACCTTCAATCCGGGATCAGGTGATGGTGATCAGGCGGTTACCGTATCAGGTGAAAAATACGAAGGTCGTGTACAACGCACGCAACAAGTAGAATTTGGTGCCGAATCAGGGAGTGTTAAGAAAAGTGCTACCATCAACCAATCTCCGGTAGCTGAGTTCGTAAAAATAGATCCTACTGCATCTGTAGGGAAAGAAGGTGGTACTGTAACAATCAACGGTACAAGTAACTCAACTAAATTAACGTTCTCCTTAACTCCGGACGAAACTCATCCTCTGACGTTGGAAATACCTACCTCCTATCAGGCGGCAGGTAAGGCTACCAACAACGGCGCTGTTATCGCCGACGACCCTGGTGCAACAGGAGCCTTTGCTTTCAGTATCGTATTCTCCGATATTGCTGCGAACACTGATGTAAACGATCTGGTAAATACTCTTAAGGTGACGGCCGCCGGAGGTCAGACGGCTAATACGGTTATTACCCAGACAGCAGGTGATCCGTTCTTGGAAATAGACAAGGAGGTAATTAACTTGGATGCAAACGGTACTCCTCAGACTATCAACGTTAATGCAAACATCGGGTGGACTATCACTCAAGCTGTTTCTAAGTTGGTAAGGAAAGTAATGAAATAACAATTACTTACAGAAAAAGAAAAGGGGCGTCTATTTGGCGTCCCTTTTTTCTATGCATTGTATGTAGTATTTATCTTTTTGCCTACTGACAAAAATCTTTTTAAAAATCATCTGTTTTATGATATGGACTCTTTTCCCGTCATCTAATTCCCTCCATATTTCATTAAAGATCAAATCTATTAATTCCATGACCTTCTTATCAGAGACAAGATTCTTTCTACCGGGGCTGATCCATCCATCGCCAGTCATCTTCGTGGCTATCCTATTAGCTATCCTGCTTAATTCACGTGGGGTGCTCATTTTAATACGTTTTTAAATATTCTACCTTTTTCACACTGAAGTATGCAGTCTCTCATGGGATGATCTTGTTCATGATCGTCACACATCGGAAATTCTTTTCCATAGGGAAAAGCGATGTGCGGGCACTGCGCCCTGAACGCATCCCAGGCCGACTTCCTCACAGCCTCAGCTCCGGCACGCACGCCCTTCTCTCTTTCCTTGGCTGGGTCAGCATACACGTTTGAAATAGCTCTTTTCTTCCAAGTAAGCATATTGTAGTAAAACTTATCCACCAGTTTCCTGCCCACTACATCAAACTTCTGTCTATGAATTAAAGGTGCGGCCTTAACGATGTTCTTCCTATTTTTACTAACATCGACATAAATCAGTCCAGCATAAGACGGAACTTCACTTACGTCAATCATATTAGGCGGACAGGCGTAGTAGAAATAGTTTGGAGGATAGCTTATGACACCACCTACCTTAATAATGCCGTCTTTAAGAACCTTATGTTTTTTATCCTTTTTGAAGTCGTTAAAGAAATCTTGTTTAGACATCTTGACCTCTACTTCATAAGCGTACAATGATCTTGTTATGGCCAGGAAGTCAGATTCCCAATCATATATATGGAGATTGTTAATAACATACATCGGATTACTTAACAGATCCCTATTAAGGATCTTAAGCATTTGTTGCTCTGGGTAGTTCATTGTCTTACTTTTTTAGAGGCTTGTGGCGGAATCGAACCGCCCTACGAGGTTTTGCGGACCCCTGACTAAACCACTCATCCAACAAGCCATGTAGCCCAACCGGGAGTCGAACCCGGAACTAAAGTTTAGGAAACTTTTGTTATATCCGTTTAACTACCAGGCTATTTAATGTTTGCTATGTTCACACACCGCAAACACCGAGATAATTAACATTTCCACAAAAACTTAATCGTTATCCAAGGAGGATTCGAACCTCCGATAACAGAACCAAAATCTGTTGTGTTACCACTACACCATTGGACAGTGGTCCAGGAGGGATTTGAACCCACGATCTTGCGGTTATGAGCCGCCTGCTTTCACCACTAAGCTACAGGACCTTAAAAATATGCAGGAGCCTTCACAGACGCCTGCATATAACAGCTAAATATTAACCAATAATTATCCTAAAAACTCTCTCAACGCAAAGTTAAGTACTAACCCATAATATGGCAAACATTAAAATATAAAAAGGATTAAAATACCTACTTCTTTTTTTTCTTCTTCTTTTTAGTGTCTTTTACTCGTTCAGCTTCGTTTTCGGGCTCCACAATGTCACCGGCTTCTTCCTGAATCACATCCGTCTCAGGAACAACATCAGACTTCTCCGGTTCTGCCACATCCTTATCTGACTCCTCATCTTTATCCAATTCCGGCTCAGCGACATCGTTTTTGTCTTTACCGATTATACCTATCTGGTAGCCTCTTAATTCTACTTGCATTAATTTCAGCTTCGATTCTAACTCTTGTATTGTTTTGGACCCAACCGAAACCTCGTTTTCCAAATCTCCGATTCTGATCCTGGCTTCAATCAATGCATTTGATTTCTTTTTTAATTCATATGATATACTGTTTTTCTTTTCTTCCAAGTTACTGATTTTGTAATTAGCCTCATCAAGATCAGACTTAGCTTTGTCAAGATCAGCCTTGGCCGCATCAAGTTCTTCCGTTTTCTTCTTGACGCTTTTTATCAGCTTTTTCTGATTTTCCTTCAAGGCGTCAATCTTTTCCTTAGACTCAGAAAGATCTTTGCCAACAGATAAAATCTCTTTATCCTTTGAAGCGATATCTGACTTAAGTTCGGAAAGCCTTTCCTTGTAAGAAGCGGCCTTATCCTGCATTTCCTCAATTTCTTTTGCAAGATTTTCGGATTTAATAGCTTTCTCCCTGTACATTGACAGCTTGCTGTCTGTGATGAATGTAAAACCTAACATGCTCATTTTAAAAATATTTAAACATTACTTAACTCCAGAACTACCAAGACCTTTTTCTCCACGTTCATTCCCGTCTTCTACCTCAATATCTGTTACTTCTTCCAATACCATTTTGTATTGTGGAACAATTTCCATCTGAGCTATTCGATCGTTTTTGCGGATTACGGTCGGTTTTTTATTGATTTTAGTAAGATTAACCATATACTCTCCTTTGTAGATAAATTCGCATTTGCCAGGAGCGTTAGTAACTACCACTCCCTCGTCAAAAGAGAATCCCGATCTTCCTTCCACATTCACACACCAACCTTCTGGTATATTCAACTTGAATCCTGTTCCGATTCTAACAGAATAACCTTGATATAAGGTAATTGATTCAAAATCGGAAGGAACATCTATTTCTACTCCCATGTCATTCATCATCTTCACTACTCTATATGCACGAATATCACAACAGGCATCACCATCATGTTTGTATTCAGGTGCCACGACATCAGGATACAGCTTCTTAATACCTACCTGAACAGTCTTCTGATACCCTGGAGTCAAATACGATTCAGGTATTTTATTAACGACCTTATCCTCTTTTTTATGTTTGTTGTTCTTTTCAGAAACAGTATCCTTCTTATTATCTTCTTTTTCATAAAGAAGTCTTTCAATATCTTCTAACTTATCCATAATCATATTTTTATAGTACAATAAACAATACCTTCTTTTTTTATGTCCTTCGTTGATTCATAGCACTCACGAAAAGTACTTATGTCTGCATCATTAGGATCATCGACCCACTCATCTCCTTGCTTATATTTTTCTCTGGTTTCTGAGTAGATCATACATAATTTATCCCCATGCTTCGCCATAATCCTTTCTTCTGTCACTTTCCTACGAAGCTTAATAAGGGGAAATCTTGTAACTATTTCTACTGTCATTCTACACAATCTTTAAAAGCCCAAGAGATATTATTCTCCTGGGCTGATGTTTATATTAAAATGGAAGGTCATCTTCTTCCATAGGAGGAAAGTTCGGCATCTGTGCTTGCGGCTGTGGCTGCGTCTGATGCTGAGGCTTGGTGCTCCTTGTAGCAGGCGCCGGGGCAGGTGCAGCAGGCTGAGCAGTCGGCTGTGGCGTATAAGCCGGTGCCTGATACTGTGCTGGCTGTTGAGCAGGTTGTTGGTAATTCTGATACGGAATAGCACTCGGAACAGACTGAGGTTGTTGAACCTGTTGAGGAGCAGCCGCCTGCTGGGTATAAGCCTGAGGAGCTGTAGGCTCTTGCTGAGTATTACTTCCTAAACCTAATTTAGCCATTATACCAGCTCTGATGTCTTTAATAGAATCATTGAACCTGTTTGAATATTCCTTAATCTTCTGATAAGTAAAGTTGTTTTGAGCTGAATAATCAAGGCTTTTATTACCATCAAATCCTGTAACCTCAACAGGATCAGGCCAGCCATTTACGCCCTTTTTATAAAAACGTTCAACAAGCTGATCTTTTTCTACGTCTACTCCGGCATATGCGATAATAAGTTCCGAAGATCCAAACTCGTCATCTTTCTTCTTCTTAAAGACATTGAAATAAATTTCACGACTGAAATCGATGTTTTCGTAGTATTTTACGAAGCTCTTAACAAAGCCCTTGATATTTCCTTTTTGATTGACGAGAGGTATGGAAATACAATAGTTTTCATTAAGCTCGTAATCTTTTAATACGATAAGGAAATTAGTAACAGTATTTCCATTAGAGAAAGTACTTGACTTTAACCCGATGTAGTTGATGTACCCAACTACTCCATTATAATACTCTTTCCAATATCCTGCCGGCTGACCGCTATTAGGATTTATGTGCTGAACAAAACCTTCTTTTGGTTCGTTACTTTTTTCATACAAGTTACCATCTGAATTAATATACAAATAATAAGTTGTACCAAAACTTCTGTTTTCTCTAAAAGCCATATTATTAATTGTTTATAGATTATACAATGTTTGATTTAAGACGTATGTTGATTCGTATTTAGGATTGAACATCTTTATCATCTTATACTGATCAGACCAATCCATGACAGTATCTCCTTTTATAAGTGATTTTACGGAAGACAGTATATTTTCCTTACCGATAGAAAAATTAAAACACGGACCTTCGAGCGCATTCAAAGGCATTGATTCCATTATCTTTTTTCTATTTCCAAAATCCTCAGACATTACCGTTATGCCGTTTTCTTCATCTACCTTGACATTAACAACATTATCCACCAAAGTCATGGAATTAAGAACCGATATAAGTAAATCCCGGTCAAACTTAACTCTCGACGATTTTTCGAATTTGCTACATACGTATTCGTAGTTAGGATACTGTTGTTCTACGTTCATATCCGATATAATTACATTATCAAAGCATAAGAACGTCCTAACTCCATCTGTAGAAATACTGATCTCCGTATCTTTATCAGATAGAAAGCGGTACAAGATAGAAGCCGCAACCTCGCTTAGCATAATCGACCTTTCTTCTGATGCATTAGCATACTCTTTCCTGTTTATAAACAGACGGAACATATCAGTAGAAACAATGTCAATATAGTCCTTCTTCACATTAAGAAGAATCGAGCATATAGCTGGTCTAAATTCATCCGATCCAACAAACGCAAAAGATCTTTTCATAGACTGAATGAAAGACGAACTCATAACACGAATACCGTCACCTACAGGATAAAAGAAATCAGGGAAAGCCTTATCCTCAATCCAAGTAGAAGAAAAAGATCCTCTATCGTATTTAAAAACGATACTGTAATCATTTTTAATCTCTATCTCTATATCCTGGTTATGATTTTTAAAAAATGAAATAAGAGTCCCGGCATCTACTAAAAGAGAAAACTTCTGGTCACAAGAAATATCAGTATTCACATCGAAAATATCATCCGTATATGTTATACGTTCGTTCATGGCTTGTATCCGGATATGATCAAAATATAAAGTAATTTTTATATTCGATGTGACACAATCCTTTAGAACCTTATCAAACATCTTTGAAATATTTGAAAGCTTCTCATTCATTAGTATGCCAGGAACTCTTACTTTCATTTTTTAAAACTTACGATTATGACTATCTAACACTGCAAATGTATTATTTTAAAATCTAATTACGAATTAATTGGATTTAAAATGATTTAAAATAGATTAAATACTTCTTCTTGTTGCTTCTGCTATAAGCATCGCGTCAACTATACCGTCATGAGCGGTCTTACATCTTTCGTTTTTAACGAACGTATCTGTCGGCCACAGCCTTTTAGCGCAAGCCAGTGACGTTTTCTTAGTATTTACCTTACTGGCTTCCATAACCTTATCAGAATGCGTCCAAACTAATTTCTGCCATGTTTTAGGAGCTATGAAATTAACGGAGCAACTTATGTCCGTAAATGCCATGCAGAGGGAGAGGAACAGCCCATGCAGTTGACCTTTGTTCTCCATGAGAGAGGCTGTAGAGGACGTGCTGACCCCGTACAGTGCGTGGACGTCCTCTATGACAAACACTACCCTATCAGGATTGTTTTCTACGATCGTATCTCGGCAAAAAACATATTCTTTAGTCAAGTCTACCGGCCCTGAAGCTGATATTCTCGGAGTGGATATTCTTGATATTAGTTTGCTGTCTTGATCGATGCAGGCTATAGCTCCGTCTTTTCCAGGATCTGCTGCTATATATAATACCATAATATATCAATTTAGATTCATGTCGATTTTACCAATGCTATCGTCATTTTCAAAGCCTCCATTGTCTGTAAGTTCGTAATCAATAGCCACAGCACCATTACTAAGAATGTAAAATCCTTTAAACATCTTTCCTATTTCAATAGGATACACAACATTTACATCCCTTCCAATATCCTCAAACGGCATAGCGATATCTTCTGTTTCAGCTTCTTTTTGTTTTGCTAATACCCCAACAGGTATATTTTCACCTTTTATAGATGCGTATGTAACCATATACAGAACATCATTATTGACAAACGCCCTATCACTACTTACCTTATCCAAGCTAACATATATAATATGTTTTATAAAACTATTGATATCCCCACATATGTTAATAGCTTCTACTTCTTTAGGAATAACGACTTCCACTTCTTCTGGTTTTATATTTTTCTTTTTCATTGCATTAATCTTTTCGTGTTTTGTTTTACTTTTTCAACAAGATCCTGATCTTTCATCATTTCCTGCTTAAGTTTCTCATTCTCCTTAATTCTTTTCACCCTATCGGCAAGAATCTTCTTATATTTCTTATCCGATATTTTAATAAACCAAGGACAGTTCCTTGATGGAATCCTTTTACATGGATAGTCAGTGAGACCGTTCGGCCCAAACTGCTCGCATCGGTTACATTTTTCTTCGCCTGTCATTGTACTATATTTTAGGGAAACATTCTTCAAGTTCTCTATAAGAACATTCTACGACAACAGAATCTCCTTTAGGTAAAAATACCAAAATAGAATCGATAGAAAAAACACTATCTACTTTCCTTACAAGTTGGCCATGTTTGTAAGAAGACATGACCAACCTAATTCCATACGCATCTGAATAAGATCCTTTCCTACATGGGGTTATGCTTTCAACAACATAATCAAAACCTCCGACATTAACTTCATCGCCGGCATTGATTTCCATTAGAGGGACCATCTTAACCCTACGATCTACGTTTATTTTCATTTAGCTACTTCGAATTTTATTTGTTCTTTAGGTTCATAATTCCATACCTCAAAATCATCAGCTACAAAATCATAAAACCCTTTCCCTTCCATACGAGATGAGATAGTAACCTGCGGAACCGGGCCGAAGAGAGATCGACGAAGGAGCTCGTTTGCCTGTTCTTCGTGACGGTCATACACATGCATATCTTGTATAAAATGAGTGAAAACTGCGGGCCTTAACCCAGCATCGTGAGCGAACATCATCATCAACGCCGCATATTGAGCTACATTCCAGTAAGAAGCTGTAATCATATCCTGGCTGCGCTGATAAAGCGTCATATACAACTCATCTCCTTTAACAGATAAATTGATCTGAAACGCACATTCTTGAAGAGGCTTAAGACTATTGGTTTCAGGATCGAACATGGATGCTACTATTCTTCTTGACGAACGATCATTCTTGAGTGACCAAAGAATGAAGTCTGTTTGGTTAAGAAAACCGTAAAGACCATCATGGATATCTGTCATACCCTCTGGAGCTTTTCCGGTTCCCATATAAACATGTCTGTTCACCATATCTCCATAACATCCTTCGATCTTTCCATTATCATCAGCCCACTGATCCCAGATATGAAGACCAAGATCTTTGACGTCTACCGATCTTTTTTGCCAAATCCACAATATTTCTTTTATGGAATTTTTAAGATTAGTAGGTCTAAGTGAACCAAGAGGAAATTCCCGACGAAGATCGTACTGGTTACATACTTGTAGGATACGCTTCACCTTGACGCCTGTACCGTCACCGTAGACCGGACGCTTTACCTCTTCCCACGGCTGGCTCATTATAAGAGCCAAATTGTCTTGAAATATTTTATCTACTCTTGCCATATCCCTATTATTTAACCAACCACCATCCAGTCATCAGCCAACATATCTGATTGCGAAGCCAACCATCCGTTTACGATATTATCGTTAGCATCTTTCATGCACAGATAAGCGCAAAATTTAATCATGTTGGTTTCAGTTACGTCATAATAATCGTTTACGTATTTTTTAAACGAATCCGGCAATGACTTTACTTTATTAACTATCATATCAGTAGACAACCAATCTTCCGGGCGCTGGAATACGAACATACCTTTACCATTCCATCCGGCACGTGCAATCAACGCACCTTTTTTTACTTCTTCTAAAGCTTCTCCAAATTTCATAACTATATTTTTTATAAATTAAACTCTGCAAAATCTATTTCAGATCCGGTTGACAAATTAATCATTGACTTTTCAAGCTCTTCCATTGGAACCGGTTTCACAATACCTCCATTACCAAGAGTCCTTTTATAGAAGTTTATCACCACCTGATCGCTGGTTTTTACCGTCTTAGGAATAGGTTGACGAAGATATAATCCATCAAGAGACTTTACTCTTGAAAGAGCCGTATATAGCTGTCCTGTTTCAAAAGAATTAGATACGTCCATCATAGCCGCATCCAATGTCAGGCCTTGGGCTTTATGGATCGTGATAGAATAACCTATTTTTATAGGATACTGAATAATAGCTCCTACTACTTCAGATTCTATCTTATATCCGTTTCTTACGTATTTTACTTTCTCAAACGAACATGGTGTTATAACAACCTTAGTATGCTCATCATCTTTTGGTTTATCAAGGACTACTTCAATCTCCCCCTTTTTTATAGATAATACAGTACCAAGAGAGCCATTGAAGTACTCTCCTCCGTTTCTTGTTATCATAACTCTTGATCCTTCTTTCAAGAAAAGAGTTTTTTCAACCGGAGCATCTTTAGGATAATCGCCGTTTATAACAGCTTCTAATTTTCTTAAAGAGCCTGGTAACGATGATATTCTCATTTCGTTAATAGCCGTAGCTTTTGAGTTGGTAGTTACAATCTCAACATATCCTTGATTATTATCAGACTGAATACATCTGCTGTTTATTGTATCAAATACATCATCATCCATCTGCCCTTCACGCACCTTATTAAGGATGCTAATGAATTTCTCATCTTTCTGACGATATATTTTTTCAAAAGACACCATTTCCATACCAGAAGCCATAAGAGACTTGGAGCTAAAGAAGTAAGATGTATCGTATATTTCTCTAAAAAAATCCTCCTTAATTACTGGCGGAAGTTGAAATAAATCACCTACCATAATAAGTTTCACTCCGCCAAACGGGTCCTTGTCTCCTCTTGCATGACGAAGTATATCAGCCACGTTGTCAAGAAGATCAGGGCGAACCATAGAAATCTCGTCTATGATAAGATACTTTATATTCTGTAGAATCTTTTCCGAACCTCCGTTGAATTTATATTCGCAGTTATCCATAAACGCACCTTTTCGTATTTCAGGTATATATGGCTGCATTCCTATTCTAAAAAATGAATGAATGGTTTGACCACCTGCATTAACAGCAGCAACACCTGTAGGAGCTACAACAACCGCATTTTTTAATGCCGGTATAATACGCTTAAGGAACGTTGTTTTTCCGCTTCCTCCTTTACCGGTTATAAACAGCGGTTTTGGTGACTTACAAATAGACTTAATAGCTTTTCCTTGTGCGACATTACCTTCGGACATAACTGAACGAAGAACGCACTCCATGATTTTTTTGTCGTAACTTATAGCCATCTTTTTTCTGATTTTGTTCTACAAAACAAAAGTACGAAAACAAGATAAAACATAAAATATAAAATGAATTAATTAGAATTAAAAAGAAATAATAAGTTGGATAAGTAGTTTTGAATCAGACAGTAATATGGTTTCGTATAGATATGGTTATGGCATAGTGGTGGCTAACGGGTGTTTCCGTCGATGTTCTACGAGATTATCGTTTTTCGGCTCTGTCGGCGACCACTAAGAACAGACCCTCTCTCAAGTACCAAACATTACAATGATGAATACTGAGATGAAGGATAAAGATAGGTATCATTATAGAATGATAGTTCTTCAAATGGTATATCCTTGAATACAGATTCACCATCTAATTCTTTATCATTACCTACTGTTGTATTGTAATTAGGTAATGATTGGACAGATATATCCATATTCTCTATCTTTTCCTTAAACTGTTCTGCCTTAACATACGTATAGATGTCTTCGCTTACCGACCCCACCGCTTTAGCCATCTCGCCGGCGAACTCAGCATACATATCCCGTACCTCATTAAAACCTGCCTTTTTGTCAGTAGCGGTATTGTTATAGGTTTTCATTCTCCTACTTACCCTACCACAGACCCCGGCAACGGACGTCCCTACCTCAGCACAGCAGGCTTCCGCATCAGCCATGCCTGCCTTTACTGTGGCTACCTTCTCCTTACTCCACCCACTAACCTTGTCGTATGATTGTTTAAGACAGTTTAAGAACATATCCATTCTGCGCTTCTTGTCTTCTGCTATGATAGCGCGATAGTACTTCCTTATAATCTGGTTTTGTGTACTTCGCTCATATCCGTCCCAGAAGTCTTTATGCGCTTCTTTAGCCATAGAAGAAGCCAATGACCTTGCTTCTTCTTCTTTTGTCTTTTTACGATCTATGCCAAGGATTTCGCCATCTTCGGAAACAACTTCTTCTGCATTCAGGAAACGTAGGATATGAGTATTGTCTTTTAAGAAGAAATTGAAATCGTCTTTCTTACTCACTTTTTCTTTTTCTCCTTTCTCTATATCCTTCTCTCCAAAATACCATCTGTTTGTTGCTCCTTTTTTATACAAGGTCCAAGTATTTGCTATTTGCCAGAAAACGGCTCCGTGCCTATATACCGGAATCAGCTTACCTATTGGGTAGTTATGTTCGTTTGCTTCAATGTAAGCACGAGGATTATCTACGTATGTTATAAATTGTATGTTTTCGAACCTTTTTACGAGCTTGTCTTGTATTGCCATACCGACAATCTCTTTCGCTTTTGTTAGTCCTACATTCAAATACAAGGCAATTGTTTTGTTACTTATCGTCGAATCAATTAATCCATAATACGAGTGGCTTCCGTCTACGACCTCAGCCTGAGAGTTTGTCTCTCCACTGTTCAGTACAGATTCATTGTTTCTGACTAAATTAACAAACATCGCCTCTCTTATCCTGTCAAGGACTTTTTCATGGTTTGTTATTTCATTTTTCTTTATCTTAATTAAAATCCTATTCTTTGGAATATTCACTTTCCCGCACCCGAGAGTAAGTTGTACGCCATTAACACGATATCTTCTTGCTACAAACGTACTATCCGTCATACGGAACAGTTCGTCAAACATCGGATGTCCTGTTATGTTCTTGAACTTCGAATACCCGATTCCAAGTTTATGAAGAAGATCTTTCTGGTTTTTGAATCTTATTCTCGAATCCCGGCGGGAGATTTTTATCATACAGTATAAAGCATACAATTCCATGAACAGCGAATCTGATGACCACTGTTCCAAAAGTCTAAGACTTATGTTAATATTTCTACCTAATTGTAGCTTCATAATCTGTAACAAAAAAAAATCGGATGGATTTTTGGAGATATCCATCCGATTCATGTCTTTTTGCAGATAATCTCCAAAACCCCGTTACAGATGATGAAGAACAAGAATCAACAAAAAACAAGACACTTAATATTTTATATTCTTGTTTTTTATTTTATCTTATTTCTACATCTGTAACGTGCTACAAATGTAGAAACAAAATTCAAGAATCAAACAACAAGAACTTATTTTTTAATGTCACAGTGCAAATATCGGGACAAACCCTGAATCTATTGTCATAAAATACGTTAATTTTAAATTTATAAATCCTTAATCCTTATCTTTGTATCAAAACGATAATCTCATGAAAGAAAGTGATAATAAAGATGTTAGTAATAGGGCTTATAGGCTTTTAGTACCTTATTCCAATACGGTAGATATGGCTAAGAAGATACTTCTGTTTTATAACGGATACCTAATGGCCTCTGGTAATGAGAAGAATGTCATAGATGCGAGGCATTTAAATCTTCTTGCCTATTATTTTGTGTTTGGATATTCGTATGAGACCAAGAAGAAGTTTTCTCATTGTTTTAGTACCGATCTTCAATATGTATCGGTTTTGGATACGGAGATGAAGAAGCGTGGTATTTTGATTGACCGTGAAGGGAATTACAGGACAAGGTGTTTGTGCCCGGATATAGAGAACATGCGCCGTCTTTTTGTATTGGAGGGTTCAAGAGATCAATGTGCGTTGGTTTCTTTATTTTATAGAAATAAAACTTTTGAATCCGATGCCGAAGAATGATTTCCCTATATCATTTGAGTCACATATTATAGATGATGTGATGGATAAGACCGGGGGCGTTTACGACCGAAACCAAATACGTGACGTTTTCAGAGCCAGTATTTCTTATGCCAATAACTTATGTACGTACACAGATAACGTGTCTGTATCGTTTCCGTATGTGGGTGATATGGTTTGTAACCTTCATGAGATGGAGAGGCGCAAACATAACCTTGAGCGTCTTAAATCCAAGATAGAAAAATTATCTAAGTATCAGGAAAAAGAACTTCAGTGCCTTGATATTAAGATAAGGATGATAAAGGATGCTTATGACTCAGGTGAGATAAAAAGTGGGGATATGTTGATAAAACACAACAAATTATCTATCTTTAAATCTCGTAAGGGTCATAGTTTTAGTGAAATACAAAATATTCAAGAACAGGAATTTAACAGATAAGTCATGAAAAAGATTTTGCAAGCGGAAGTTATATACGATGCTTTTATGGATACGATATTAAAAAAACTTCCAAGAAAAAAAGAAGATTATCCTGATTGGTACAAGGAACGTCTTGAAAAGTGTGAGGGATGTAAATTCAATACCAAGAACGTCCCTAACTCTATGCTTCCTCTTTCTTTATACGTAAGCAAGAAAATAGGTAAAAATCGTTGTTCGGTATGTACGTGCTTCATCAAGCAGAAGGCCTGGAGCAAGACAGAGGAGTGTGCGCTTGGGGAAGGGCTTCCCCGTCCTTCGTGGATGGATCGTCAGTATTCTATTGATTTTTATGATGAGAAGTCAAGATGGAACAGGTTAGAACTTATTACAATGGATTCTGATGAATTTAATGTTATTTCTACAGATGACAAGCAATACAATATTGACCTCTCTAAAGACGGTAAATCATTTGAAATCATTTTTGAACCGGTAGAAAAAGGGAACAGTATAAGGTTTTCATTTGTTCTTGAGTCGAAGCATGATATGAAGATAACAGCATCAGAGACATCTTGTGGTTGTACGTCATCTAATTTGAATATTATAGACTCCCGTCACTTTAAGTTCAATATAGAGATACATACAGCAGGATTTGGAATAGGAAGATTCGTAAAGCACATGACTGTTCACTATCAAAAAGATGGGTCTCAAAAAGAGGAAAAAATTCCGTTTAATTTTGAAGGTACTATAATTCAAAAAAGTTAAGTTATGGGTGGATGTGGTAAAGCAAGGAATTTACAATGCGAGGATAAAAGGAAGTCCTTATTTTCTATGTTGCAGGCATCTTGTGACGATCTCCCCGATTATTCTGCCGGGGACATTCTCTATGCCGTACTTAGATCTTTTGCAAAGAAAAGAGGATTGTCTGTTTCTTTTTTAAGGACGCTGACAGACAGCGAGCTTTTTGAAGTGGCTGATTATAATTTATCAATGGAGTTGATGGACGTTATTATTCATGATAAAAAGGTTCTTGACAATGAAGAAGATTGATTTTGATTCAGATATAAAACATCTTATTTCTTATTACAACCATCTACTGTCTGCGCGAGATAAGGTGGGAGAGGAGATGGAAGAGATAACTAAGGATATTATTAGGAAGAAGGATGAGGAAAACAACATAGAGTTAGAAGACTTTATTGATTTGGAGGAAAAGTCGTTTATGACCAACTTGTATCAACAAGAGATGCTGAAAGTATCTTCTTCTATAAAGGCAGTTTACAGGTTATCTATTAACGCCGGTCATAATCTTAACATAGATGATGACAGCAAGAAGGTTCTTGACAGGATAGTAAACGACGGAGAATCAGATTTTATTATGTACGTTGACAATAATACTGATTCTGTTATGTTCAAGGAAGAATTTGTTGAGGAAGGAATAAAAAACATGTGTAGGTATCGTGTTAATTCATCTTCTCTTGAAGACAGGTTTAATATGCTTAAGTCTCAGTATGAGGCTTTTTTAAAAATGGTGAACAATGAAGGTAAGAAAGCCGACTAACGATGATGTCTCTTACGTAGATCGGAAACTTCTTGTGCTAAGGGATCAGATAGATAAGGCTGAACGTTATCTATCTGAAAACCCTTGGGATAAAATAGAAGATTCCGATAAGAGAGAGAAAGAATTTAGGTTTCAAAAGAGCTTGTCTGATAGCTTAATGCAATGGACTGAATCTTATATTAAGATGTGTGGGATAATGGATGTCTATAATCAGCTTGAGGCTGCCAAAAACAAGAAAAGCCTAAAAGGAGGACAAACAGTATCAGGTATTCAGTCTTTTGTTAAGAATGAAGCTAAGAACAAGCTCGATAAGTAGTTTTGTCATGAATTTTGATAGTAAAGAACTTTATATAAATATGGGTAACGATATCCCGTTATGGAATGACCTTTATTCTTATGAAGAGCAAGACGATGATGTCAAGCAATTCTGGGAGAATGAGGCTATGAAACTCCTTAACGGTGTTACCATAAATGGTGTATTTATCCATCCTTGGCTATACTGGCATATCAATTTCTGGAAGATGATGATTGACGTAGGAGATGATCGTATTCCTGGAAATTCTCAGCTTCGTGATAATGAATGGATGTTTGCCGAATTTCTAAAGCAGGCGGAAGAAGAGAATAAAGGAATATTCATGTTCGGGTGCCGTCGTTTTGGAAAAGCCCTTCTTGACTCTGAGATACTTTATCTTGAGGACCGGGAAAAGATGATAGGAAATATCGTTGTAGGGGATAAGATATATGACGATAAAGGTAATTTGGTAGAAGTCGTAGGTGTCTATCCTCAAGGGAAAGTAACCACCTACAGAGTCGTATTCGAAGACGGTCGTAACGTTATTTGTTGCGGAAATCACCAATGGCGTGTCAATCATGGCGGAAAATGGCATGTTAGGAGTCTTAGATCCATAGCTGGATTAGATTATAAGAGTATGTCTATTCCAGTAGGTGAGGCCCTGAACTACCCTACGGCAAAGCTGCCGGTTCCGCCGTCGGCCTACGCCTCGATGCTGGCGGCTTATCTTGGTGGCTATGGAGGGGATATGTTTTTTGATAAATACGTTTGTAAGAAGTTTTTAAGATCGTCCATAGATCAAAAGAAAGATTTTATAGAAAACTTCATTCGTTCTTTCAGAAACGTAGTAACCGGAGAAGAAGAGCTTACGTTGTCTCATATTGACATGGATGTCATAAATTTTGTACAACGTATGTTTTGGGCTTCAGGTTGGTATGCTAAATTGGAGGGGAATAAACTTATACTATCAAGGAATCGTAAGGAATTAAAAATAAGATCCATATCGATATACGGAAAGGAGCATGCCACTTGTATAACCGTTGATAATGATTCTCATTTATTTTTGACCACCAATTACATCGTTACTCATAATACGGCCATAATGAGTTCTCTTCTGGCTCGTAATGCTACAATGACGTACAATTTGACGCATAATGTTATTGGAGCAAGTAAAGAAGACCTTGCCAATATGGGAGAGTATCTTGAGTTTGGACTTGATAATCTTCCTCCTTATCTTACTATAAACAGGACTGGTAACGACTGGACTAAAGAAGTTGTTTTAGGTACAAGAAACATCAATAATCAACGTGATGTTCATGCCAGAATAAGAATCACCAACGTTGATGATGGAAAGACACGAGGCTCATTGAAGACCGCAGGCGGAACTCCATATACGTCTATATATGATGAGGTAGGTAAATTCCCGGTGCTTGGGGCATGGCTTGCCGGTAGGCCAGCTCATATGATGCATGGTAGAATGAGGGGCGTTTGTTTGATGGCGGGAACTGGCGGTAATGTAGAAAAGTCTCAAGATGCCCAGAAAATCATGAACTCTCCGGACGAATATGGATTCATTATAATGAATTATGATATTCTAAATAAGAGAGTTATTAAACCAACATGGCGTATATGTAAATCTGGATGCTTTGTTCCGGCCCAGATGTCTCATGCTTATGAAAAGAAAGAAACGACTCTTGATAAGTATCTTGGAGTAGAGAATGCTCCCGGTCTTAAGAAGATAAAAATAAAAGTTTCAGACTTTGATAAAAATACTGGAATAATAAAATCACGTCTTGACGAACTTGTCAAAAAGGATAGAGCTTTATACGTCCAGGAACGAATGGCATTCCCTTTGTCTATAGATGATTGTTTCCTTAATACGAACGTAAATAGGTTCCCTGTAGAAGATGCGTTGAAGCACAAAAGCCGTCTTCTTGAAGAAGGTAGGCCTGGTAAAACAGTGGATATTTATCAGATAGACGGCATGAAAATGGGGTATAATTTTAGTGATAAGCAGCTTGCTGATTATCCGTTTCAAGGTGGTAACATAGATTCTCCTGTTGTTATATATGAGGATCCACCAGAAGAAGGAGGTGTTTTTGATTACACTTATGTCTCATCGCTTGACCCCTATAAATCTGACAAGGCTGATACTGATTCTGTTGGTTCGTTTTATGTATTTAAAAGATATGTAAAAATCAACGATCCATTTGCTTATTGCATAGTAGCATCATACGCATCACGTCCTCCATCTTCCGATGATTTTTGTAGGAATTGTGAAATACTTCAAGAAGCGTATGGGGCCAAGTGTCTTATGGAGAATGCCGACCGAATGTATGAATTTTATCTTACGAGACGAAATAAGCAGCTTATGTTGCTGGAAGATGGCGAACGTCTTGCCGGTAAGATTATCCGTGCCGGAGCCCGTCAGAACAATAAGCTCGGTTTGGCTCCTACGGTTCCCAATCAGCGTATGCTTTTCAATACCGTTATTCAATATTGTTGGGAGGATGTTGTTGTTGGGTATGATGATGATGGTAATGAAATAACACAGAAAGGTATTTACCGTATCCCTGATATAGAACTTCTTGATGAGATCATAGCCTTCGGCCCCGGGACCAACACCGACCGTATCATAGCCTTCGGCCACGCTCTTCTTCTGGCTAAGTATTATGATGATATGGGTTACATGCCTGAAAGTACGACTCAGAAGGAGAATCAAAAGAAGAGAGAGCGCAAGAAGATAGAACAGGTCAAAGGATTTACGGTAAGAAGACATAACCCTTATAAAATGAGGTGACGAGAACAAATTCCTTATCTTTGTGAAAAATAGGATAATAGGATGGAATATTTCAATAGAGATCAGGCTTTTCCGGCCAGAGGAGTATTTTCAGGTTTGCCGGTACAGGCGATACCTACCAAGAGAAAAACCAAGGAGTGGTTTAAAGCCACTATGGATTCTCTTGAATTGATTGGTTTGAAGCAGCTTGATGAGAACCAGAAGTTCAAGGATTTTTATAGAATGATGGAAGGTAAGTTATCCTTTATGGAGCTGAAAGACGTAATTCCTTATCTTAAGGATGTTCAGTCTATAAGGGACAATGTAAATATTCCATCATTCTTACGTCATTATGATATAATAGGTACGATCGTAAACGCTTTTGTAGGATGGTTGGGCAACCTTTCTGACAAGTATAATGTAGTTGGATTGGACGAATCTGAAGTGAATCAGTATTCTGCCACGAAGGAGAATCTCCTTCATAATTACATTAAAGAGGAATTGGACAGAAGGATTAGGCAAGAATTGTTAAATAGGGGATTGGATCCGGATTATAATAATTTTGCAAGCGAAGAAGAAAAGCAGGCTTATGCTCAACAGATACAAGAGGTGAAAGCATCTATGACCCCTCCTGAGATAGAGAATTTCATGAATACAAAATGGAAGACTGCCGAGGTTATATGGGGTTCTCATACGCTTGAAGCAGACAGGGGGCGTTTTTACATGGATGAGATAGACACCGAGAATTTCATCGACTATCTTCTTACCGGTCGTTGTTTTAGAAACTATCATGTAGGATACGACTATTATAAGCCGGAGAGATGGTCTCCGTTGAATACGTTTTATTCTAAGACATTAGATAGCAAGTATCCGCAGTACGGTGATTATATTGGTCGTGTTCATTATTATACTGCCAATGATATTATAGTAAGGTGGGGGCATCTTCTTACGGCAAAAGACAAGCAAAAGCTTATAGGAGGTGCTGATAATTTCAATGGTACTTATAACAATGGTGATAATGGAAGCTATGTAAGTTTATCCAAATCGGCGAGTGTAGGGATGTTATATCAGAATAAGGTAATACCTTGGAAAGGATATAATGATTATGCTTCTATAAAAGCTTATGAGGATTATTACGGTATTCCAGCCGGCACATATACCGGATACGATAGTAATGGCAACGAATATCACAGAACCAGATTCATGCCAAATTTAGAGCATGGTAATTATTATAACCGTGCCCAGAGTTTAAGCGACGAGCATGTTCGTAGTGATTTGTATCAGGTAACTGAATCATATTGGGTATCCCCGGCTCAGGTGTATGTAATTACCTACCAAACTGAAACCGGATTAGTAACTACCGAAATGGTAACCGACGAGCTTCTTCAGGACTTTTTACAGGAAAATGGTATTAAGAAAATTACCAGAACCATGAGTAAGGGAATGGAGAACCCGGAGATTAATACCTATTTCGTAGATTACGTTCCACAGGTAAGGTACGGGGTTAAAATAAGTGGAGGTGCCCTCGCTCAGGACAACCTGTATCTGGATGGAGAACCTATCGATCACCAGATAAAAGGGGATAGCAACATCTATGACTTTGTTTTACCTGTTGCCGGATATATCGGTACTTCTATGGCTAACAGGATTCAGCCATATCAAATATTCTATAATTTCTCCATAAACCAGATAAACAATATTCTTGAAAAGGAGATCGGTAAATTCTTCTTAGGAGATATAAATCTGGTTCCGAGTGAATACAAGGATTTGGGTGAAGATGTGGCTGATATATGGGCAAACCTTCTTGATGTAGCTAAGTCTGTAGGTGCTCTTACATTAGATACCTCATCTCAAAACACGAAAGGTGGTGTCCCTTTCAACCAGTTTGCTGTCTATGATTTGTCCCAGACAGAGCAACTTAAAACAAGAATGGAACTTGCTGAATGGTCGAGGATGAAATGTTTTGAAATGGTTGGTATCACGCCTCAAGTAATTAACGGCCCCAACAGGTATGAGACCGCCACCGGGGTCCAGCAGGGCGTTACAGCATCTATGTTACAAACACAGATATACTTTGATAACTTCGGTTACTTCAAGAAACGCGCTTTGGATCTTCATCTGGCTGTTGCTCAACAATGTCAGGAAGAAGGAAAGGATATTTCTGTAATGTACACAAAAAGTGATCTTACCAGAGCGTTTTTATCTATAGGAACCGACGGTCTTAGTCTAAGGCATCTTGGTGTTCAGGCATTATCTAATTCCAAGAAAAGGGATGAGCTTGAGAAATTTAAAACTTTCATGTTGCAGCTAAATACAGCCGGAGGCGATATTTACGATCTTGCATCTATCTTCACATCAGATTCTATGGTGGAACTTATACAGAATGCAAGGAATACTCGCGCATACAACGAGCGTCAGATGCAGCAGCAACAACAGAATCAGATGCAGCTTAACCAGCAACAGATACAAGCTGAAGCTGCTGAGAAGGATAAGCAACGTCAGCATGAACTTGCTTTGGAAGACAAGAAAGGTCAATACAGGATACTTCAAGAGAAGATTCAGGCGGCAGGCAGGGCGGCAGACGCCAAGAGCGACGCCACCTCCCTCAACTTCCTGGCTTCTGTTTCAGATCAGACCGTAAGGCAAGCTGATATAGAAAGCAAGGAAAGGATAGAGGATAAGAAAATTGAAAACGATTCCAAACTTCATAATGATGAAATGAGAATGAAAATGGAAGAGTTAAAATTAAAATCCAAAGAGCTTGCTCAACGAGCGAGGGAAGATGCCACCAAAAGGTATGTAGCCGGAATCAATAAGAATTAAGGATTAAACATCCCCAAATTTCATTAGAAAATCTCTAATAAAATTTGGGGATGTTTAATTTTTAGTGAAGATTAAACACTTATAAGTTTTTTGTCTGAAATATAGGTATTTAAATATTTTTGCAGTATGGGAAAATTAGAAAAAAATGGAATAGTAGAATTGGACGATATTTTTAGTATCGGTTCAGTTGATGATGTTTATAATAGGGAAGAAGATATTCTGCCTATTAATGGTAATGAACCGGCTAAAAAAGATGAGAAGCCTGTAGAAGAAGGTTCTCAAATTAAAGAAGAGCCGGTTGTCGATCCTACTCCTGATCCTAAAGAGGATAAAAAAGGAGAAGAGAATGTGGTTGACGTTAAACAGGATCCGGTAGAGACCCCGGTTGTCAATTACAGAAAAGTATTGGATGCCCTTTCTTCAAGAGGGATCATTCCCGATTTGAAAGATGTGGTATTTAGCGGTGAAAACGGCGAAGAGATTACTATCAATGATCTTGATTTTAGTAAAGAAGATTCGTTGTGTGACATACTATCTACAGTCCTTGAAAGCCAGAAAGAGGATATTGTTAAGGATAAGATAGATGTTACTTCTGTTTCTGATATTACCAAGAAGCTTATTCAGGCTGATAAGGCTGGCGCTAATATCGTTGATATTCTTAAGCAATATGATACGAATGTCGCTCCGATAGAAAAGCTTGACATTGAAAACAAAGCAGATCAGATAAAGATCGTTCGCCATTATGTTGATCTTCTTGGGTTGCCTAAAGATGAAGCTGATGAGTTTTTCAAAGGCATTATCAATAAAGGTGAAGAGTATGTTGAAGCAAAGGCTATAAAGTATAAGGCTGAGCTTGATAAGAGAATGGATGATATTATCCAGCAACGTACTAAAGAGGCTGCCGAAAAGAAGGCGAAGGATGCAGAAGATTTTAGAAGGTATAAGAAAGACCTTAAGTCTTCTATCCAGGCAAAGTATCAGCTAAATGACACTATGGTATCTAAAGCTCTTGATTTTGCTCTAAAACCTTCTGAATCGAATCCCGGAATTACCAAGGCATTTAATAGGGTAAGGGAGATGATGATGAATCCGGAAGAAGCGCCAGATTTGATTATGTTTCTTATGAACCCAGGAGAGTTCATAAAACAGAAGTCGAATCAAGCTGTAGTTGATGAGAAGAAGAAAATTTATAAGCTCATCAGCCACACAAATAAAGACAAGAGGGTAGCTCCGGTAGATGATAAAGGTGATCAAGTTCAAGGTGTGAAGTTCGATGAAATCAGTATAGATTAAAAATTAAAACATTTTTTCGTTCATGGCTAATGTACTTTTAACAAAAAATTTCCCGGCCACCATGAATGGTGACACGGTGATTGGATATACCGACGCTAAAGTCGTTAAGCAAAGTATCGTAGAGCACGATCTTAGCTCTTTAGAAGATTGGTACTACGAAGATCCGGATAAGAACCATCTGGGTATGCTTGAGTTGTTTTCTAACATTACAAACTATCCTCTGCCTATGTATATGGGTATGATTAAACAGGATGCTACTATTACCGTAAATGGTATCAATGGTTCATTCCGTTATGATCTTCCGGTATCAGAAACGTATGAGGTGGTTACAGTAGAAGACACGTCTTTGAAATATGCAAAACCTGGTATTGATGAAAGCTTCTTCGAAATTGTGTTGAATGCACAATTCAAACAAGGAGATGTTATTACTTACGATGTGATTAACGGTTGCCAGGCTCTTATCTCTACAGAGCGCCCTCCGAAACAAGAAGGTGAAAACTGGAGATATTGGTGTAAGCTGTGGGGTCGTTCTCGTGCTAAATACTTCCCGAAAGACATGCTTCGTGCCGGTATTAAATATTGGAAGGTAACAAACGTTCTTGGTGAGTTCTCTACTCAGTTCTCTGGTGTAGGAGGTGCTTCTAAGGCCGGTTCTATGACTTGTGAATTTACGCTTGGTGGACACCGTGGTGTTGAAGGTGAAACGACTATGTACGCTGGTATTAAGTCTTTGGCTTATGCGGACGAACGTACACAGAATTTCATCGACAAGGCTTACCAGAAAGTTCGTCAGCTTTCTGAAATCAGAGGAGGTGATGCAAGTTATGCCATTATCGGTTCTCGTCTTGGTGACGGAAGCATTGATATGCGTACGGCACGTGTAGCCAATACAGTGTCTTTGTTCTGTTTGGCTGAGTTGGCTAAGATGGAAGCATACGAACTTATGTTCATGCGTGGAGGTAGAGTTAAGGGTCATAATGGTGTTTTGATGAAAAACGAAGGTTTGTACCATCAACTTCGCCGTGGTTTCGTTATCTCATATGCACGTCCGGGCGGTATCAAGCGCGAACACTTCCTGGCTGCTGCTGACTATATTTTCCGTGGTCGTAGCGATATGCCGATTGAAAATCGTGTAATGAAATTCAAGGTAGGTGCTATGGCTTACAAGAACATCGTTGAAATCTTCCGTGATGAGTTCTTCGCTCAATTAGGTGCTTTGGCTCCTCTTATGGGTACAGAACGTATTATCAATAATCCGGTAACAGGATCAAACGATGCTCTTGAATTAGGACCTGTAAAGATCAAGGGTGTTACTATTCCGGGTATTGGTAAGGTCATTGTAGAACACGAACCTTCTTTGGATTACGTTGATATGGTAGATAGAAGCCAGTTGGTAGACGGTATGACTCCTATCACATCATATTCATGTATTATGGAAGACTTGACCGCTCCTGAATATTCCAATGCATTCGCCGGCATCCCTGCTTCAGCCGAAGCTCGTATTGGTAATATCAACAGCAACGTATTCTACGTTAAGCCTGATATCGGTTCTATGTGGTGGGGTTACGAACAAGGTAGATGGTCATCCAGAGTATCGGCTCAAGAAATTGTATCCAGCCATCCTCGTATGTCAGAACAATTCTGGTGCCATTCTGTATCGGCTTGTTGGGTAAAAGATACCAGCCGGTTCGTAACAATTGAATTGTTACCAAGCTCTTTGTAATCATAACTTTTAATATTAACTTGCGGTCGGCTTTAAAACCGGCCGCAAATTTTGTTTCTAACATAGTCTTTTCATATATGAAAAGACGTAGGGTATATAAAAAAATGGGAAAAAAGATTTTTGAAGAAAGCCATGAGTCTAAGAAACTGCTGGCTACCGTAGGAGGAATGAAGATATATTCCGACTCTATTTATGTTATAACAGGTAAGATGGATGAAGAAGCTCCTTCCGGATATCAGGAAAGAGGTATTTCCAAGACTCCTTTCCCTGGGAACAAGACAGTATCTTGTTGTGGATGGGATAAGGATCTTAGGGTGTATGATACCGGTTTCTTCATCAATTCAGCATGTTATAAAGGTTACTCACTTGAAGACAAGAAAGCTGAAATGGATATGCGTATTAAGAATATTCGGTATCCGTTTGAAGAAACTGTCAATGAGGACCTGGACCAAAAGAACTTCGATTTCTGGGATTCTTACAGAATTGACTTATATGATGGTCGTTTGTTCTACACTAATGACGTTCGTGATTTATTTGAGCTGTATATAGCTATTTTATCCAAGTCTCTTACTCCTAAAGAGGAAGACGGTAATCCGATGTACGTTGAATCTTATTATTGTGTAGAAGACAAGACTACGGCCGTAGATATCAGGAAACAACGTCAGATTGACAAGGCTGATATTTTATACGAGTTCATGAACAAACTGAAAGGATCCGAGGCTGAAAGGAGAAGCATCTATGATCTGCTTTTGTATCTTGATATCATATATAGCGTAGAGCTTGATCAGAGCATGGTTCAATACATATTCACTAATTGGATTGATGCTAAGAATACTAATGTTGACATGTATAAAGAAGCAAGCTCAAGGTTCTTGTCTGATGATGAATCTTCTGAGGGAATGCAGGTGATCAAATTCCATCGTATGATTAGGGAAATGGTTGAGGGACTGGCTGTCACCGTCAACACCGACGGACTGTATCTGAATGGCGAGCTCCTGGGCGCCGACGCCATCTCTGCATCTATGGCTCTTGCTTCCAATAAGTCGATGTTAGAAACCAAGTCACGTGTTCTTGAAGCGTATAATGCTTTAAAGAACAAGCATAAAAAAATAGAAGGAGCTAAGTCTGACAAGAAGAAAAAGGAAGATGAGAAAGATTTCGATGTTGATCAATACGCTGACAAAAAATAATAATTTATGAAGATCGTTGATTGTTATCTCCGGGCCTTACAGAAGGCTGAAGAAAACATGACCAACGGTGGTATAAAACTTGACAAGGCACGTTTTGTTCAGCTTTTTAATGACGAACAAAACCGCCTTGTTCGTTATATCCTTGATAAGAAAAATGAAGAGGATATACGTTATATCCAAAAGTTGGTTGTGTATTCGAAAGAACTTGACGAGAGAGGAGATAAAGATAATCCGGAAAGCACTTTATTTTCATTGCCTTCTGATTTCTTCTCTTTTTCAAACATATCAGGCGTATTTACCAAAGGTGAATGCACGGTCACTGATTTTACCATGTGGGAGGCTAAGAACGAAAACCCGCATGAACTTCTTGCCGACTCTTTTAACAAACCTGATTTTGATTTTAGGGAAACATTCTATACAATAGGCGAAGATTCGGTAAGGGTGTATAAGTCTGGTTTTGATGTAGACACCGTTTACCTTACATATTACCGCTATCCGAAGGAAGTTGACATCGAAGGATATATTAAATCAGATGGTTCTAATTCAACCGATATAGATCCTGAATTAGATGATAAATTAATTGGTATTATCCTTAACATGATTGAAAAACAATTTGCTTTGAATGAAAGCGAATACGGACGTTATCAAATAGATTCAAACAACGTCCAATCTCCTTTGTAGCAGAAGAAAGGCATATCCTAAATTAAAGATTATCAAAAAGCATTAAGAATTAATTAATTCATAATGCTTTTTGTTGCTTATATGACTATCACTATTTTTGAGACAGATAACAGAATATTAATTTTTAAAATATTATAAGGCTATGGCTATCCATAAACCGTATGACAGACACATTATCTGTCCTCCGCACGCTAAGTTGGCGGACGTAGATTCTTTGTTGCTTCAAGAAGGTCAGATCGCTATCTATGATTTGGATGGTGAGCAGACTAAAGATGGTTTGAAAGCGTTGAAAGACTTGAAAGGATATCGTAAGGACGAACAACGTTTCCAGATCAGGATCGGACGTAATGAGATGGTGAACGACCGTGTATCTGATGATAAATCATTCTCTACACCTACGTTTGCTATTGATGAAATTATAGAAGTGTATGCTTCTGCTCCGAAGAGCAAAGAAATTAAAGTAGATGAAGTTATTTTCGGTTATAACGGAATTGACGACAGTACAGCTATTACAGCAAGAAAAGGTGATCGTATCCCTATCCATATTAAGTTGACAGGCCGTTTGTTCGAGCTTCGTGGTTATCCGATGGGTGAGGTGAATATTGATGATTACATCATTTTCGAAAACTGTCCGGGTCGTGAGGATATGTGCTCAGAATGTGATCCTTGCGAAGATGTTGATATTTTGGCTGCTATTCTGAAAACAATCGAACGTATCAAGAATCAGCCGATTGCAGGTGGTGGCAAGGTAGGTGATTTTGTAGAAATCCATCCTATCCATTCTTGCAGTGAAATGGAAAAAACTCCGGTGGAAACCGACATGAATTTCTATTGCATGGAAATGTGTGATACCGGTGATGCTTATGCCCTGGCTCAGCTTAAGGCTGCTTATCCTGGTTTGGATATCAAGAGAGTAGGACGTCATCTTTCTACATCTAAATATCAGGTGATGAAAGAAGGTGGTAAACCTTCTGATTATACTCAAAAGTTGTCTTCTATCATGAAAGGCTGCGAAGAGTGTCCTGATGGATATACTAAGGTAGACGGCGGTTTGATTTATGCCGTAACGTTAGAGGATGATGGTGTTGATCAGTCTACTGTAGTAGAAAGCATTAAGAATGCCGTTAGTAGCACTGCCAAGAAAGCAGCAGCCCAGGATGGCGGCGTAGGTATGTACACTGTGGCCGTAAGCAAGAAACTGACGAAGGCTGATATCGATGCATTTGTAGAAACCAATCCGACTGCCACAGTAACGTTCGTTGCTAAAACAGCAGATATGTGTAGCAATCCTACTGTTACTACCGTTAGCTGGGAAGCATGTGGTTCTTGTAAGATTTCGAAAGAAGCTTATGAAATCACGTTGCCGGATGATGAATGTGGTAACAGTGCTAAAGAAGAATTGCAGGCAGCATTCCCGTATCTGACAATCGAAGATTACGGTACACCTGGTGGATGTCAACACAAATTCAAAACAACGGTCGTTACTAACATGGTTTGCGACGAATGCGATAAAATTTTCAAAGACTTCTTCGTATCTAAAGCTCCCGAATCTTATCGTGGACGTAACTGGAAACGTTTGGGTGCCGTAGCAGGAGATCAGTCCATTATCGCCGATCCGATTCCTAAGAACTGCAAATGCGGTATCTTGTTCCGTGGTATTGACTACATGATTTCTCCGTCCGACTGTTTGATTGACCGTCTGACATTCCAAGAAGGATCTGTTCGTATTGCTGTAAATGGCGGTTATCCGGATGAACAGCGCGAGGCTATCAGCACGTACTTCAACCCGATCCATACCGAATACAAACAGCACTGGGCTCCGCGTACTCACCTCGGCGCTGAATTGCTGGATAAGGAACGCGAACAACGTATGTTCTTCGACTTCCGTAAGACTCACCAAGAACTTATGGAACGGATGTTTACCAACGAAGAAACCCGCTTAGACCTGTTGGCTCCGTATGCTGATTATTCAGTAACGTTGAAGCCGGCACGTTACTCTAACGGTTTCGGTAGGGTAATTGATGATCATATTACAGTACACTTCCATGTACCGTATGGTGCTCACGAAGGTATTCAAGACCTTATGGACTTGTTAGCTGCTTCGGCAAATATCAAGCCCTGCAAGATTTGATTTTCCTTTTTTCTATATATCCCAAGGGGGAGGAGGCTGGTCCTCCACCCCCTTTTTTGTAATAAAACAATTTGAAATAAGTTAGTTTCATATGAACGGCGTGGATTCTTTAGTCGGTGCCTTAGGTAGGGGCATTGATAAAATAACCAACATAGTTGGAAAATGGGGTTCCTCCCAACCGGTAGATGACAGCAAATCCGGTATAAAAATAGGGGACAAAATCTACCAAGTGGTTGTGTCCTTAAATGGCTGTTATTGGTATCTTGACGAAGAAGGCAAGAAGCATCCTGTTTCTGGTATTCCGGCCACAACCGAATGGGAGTGGATTAACATAGCTGAGAAGGTTATCAAAGATTTCAAAACCTGTTACCGTACACCTGGTGGAAAGGTTGAAGTATGGAGTTGGTATCTTCTTAACGATCAGATGGATGTTCTTAAAGAAACCCATAGAATTACCGACAGTACCGACATGGATAATCCGGTAGGTAAGGTTCTTACTAAAATACCGGACGAGTGGGTTATGATCGACTGCGATCTTCCTGATATGACAGAACGCGACATTACGTTCGTCAACAGATGTTATAAAACTCCGGATGGTAAGGTTGAAATAGAAGGATTGGAAGCCATAGATGATAAGATAAATATCAGGGAATCTATTTATACCGTTATTCAATCGACGGACGATAATTTCCCTGCCGGCCATGTTTTTAAACTAATTCCAGAGAATTGGGTTCGAATGGTTTGTGACTTTCCTGATATGACAGAACGAGACGTAACTTACGTTCTTGAATGTTACACTACTAAAAAAGGAAAAGTGCAAGTAGAAGGTTTGGTAGCCATAGATAATATTCTTGGAGCCAGGGAAGAGGTTTATACCGTTCTTCAGTCAACCGATCCTGATATTAAGGTAGGAACCGTGCTGGATTCCATTCCCGAAGATTGGGTGAGGATGGTCTGTGATTTTCCTGACATGACGGACCGGGAAATTGTTGAAGTAGACGAATGTTATAAGACTGATGGTGGTAAGGTCAATATAAAAGGTTATCAATCTATTGATGCTGTTCTTGGTGTAAGGGAACAGTATTATTATATTGTTAAGACAACGGACGCCGCTTATCCTCAGTGGACGAGAATAGATAAGATACCTAACGAATGGACGAAAACCGAATGCGACTTCCCTGATCTTACGGAAAGACATATTATGTCCGTAGATGAATGTTATACTACTCCTGGTGGTAAAATACATCTTGGTGGATACAGGTCGGTAGATAGCATAATAGGTGTCCGGGACGAGTATCTTATTGTTTTAGAAACTACCGACCCTGATATACAAAGAGGCGCCACATTCAGCAAAATACAAGAAGGATGGCAGCGTATTGTTTGTGATTTCCCTGATGCTACTACATCCGATACAGAAATAGTAGAAAACTGTTATAAGACGGAAAAGGGCAAGGTTCAGATCCGAACATACATAACAATGGACGGATACGGAAATACGAGGGAATTAAGACATATGGTTCTTAAAACAACCGATCCTGATTACAATATCGGATCCAATATCGATCAGATACCGGTAGGGTGGTTAAGTATCGAGTGTGATTTTGCGTCAGCTACACAGCGTCATATAAGACAGGTGAAAAACTGCTACGTTTCTGATGCAGGGAGCATTTACGTTGAGGGAGAAATTGTTTACGACAATGACCTTGACGTGGACAAGATGGCGCTGACGGTCATGGAAAGCACTGACCCAGCGATAGCCGTAGGGACGGAGCTGGCTGCCATTCCCTCTGGCTATGTGAAAACAGTTTGTAGATGTAATTGTTGCAACCACTAAATCTTATTGTCATGAGCTGTAACGAATATTTTTTAGTAACACTGGAGTCTAAACCGACTCCAGTCCGTCATAAATACACGAATTTAACAGACGAATGGTATGGGCCTGATGGTGTTAAGTACGAAGATCCTGATACGATAGCCAAAATCGAAGAACAAGCTACAGATAAGAATCGTATAGGGGATAACACTTTATATCAGAAACTTATTGAAATACATTCTCAAGGAGAGTCAATAAAATCAGACATCGGAGACATAGGTAAGGTATTAGATTACATAAATGGGGAGGAAGTGTAATGGGAACCATATCAGATAAGTTAATGAGGATCATCAGCACCAAGGAGGATATAAGGCAAGCCCTTATATCCAAAGGGTATGATGTACCTACTTCCATACCTTTTAAAGAGTATGCGAAAATGATATTAGACCTGCCATGTAAAGCAGATTCCTTCCCAGATATAGAAGGTATCGTAGCCAGATATTCCGCTTCCGGTCTCACTAATGAGCAGATGGCTGCCAATCCCGTATGGGTTGATAAGACGGGCAATGGACACGATCTACAGTTGAAAAACTTCTCTTGGAAGGGGATGTCCGGAATTGGCGGGTATGTTGCAGACATAGATGAGTGGGGCACAAATTCAACGGCGGCTTATTTTGAAAGAAACAGCATTAAAATAACAGCAACATTTAAAGAAAATGCCTCATTGGGTTTATTGTACCATAATATAAAATTACGTCAATCTTGCGTTTTAAAAGTAACAGGCATACCAGAAGGTTGCGATGCTTTTTTGGATGATCGATTGGGCAATCGTTTTTACATGTCAGAAGATGGTGTGTATGAAATAATTCCGTCTAACTTTTTGGCAGAAGCTCTCTATTTATCTATAGAAAAATATCCTGAAAGATGGTATGGATCTAAACTTACCATCGAACAACTTCCCCTCTACCCTGGTGCACTCGTTTTTGACGGAGTAGATGATTACGGTACCTGTGATAACTTCCCTATTCTGACTAAGGAAAAGGGATATACGGTTGTGGCGTTGAGACAGTGGATTACAAGGGGTGAAATAGCCCAAGGATTAGTATCTAATGTAAAGAATTGGCTCAAGGATGGTGCCTTCTTGTTAGAATATAGAAATATACAAGCCGAGCATCTTAATAAGCCTATATCTTTTGGAGCAATAGGGAGTGAAAATGATTTACCACACATCCTTACTTATCAGACATCTAAAAGTTATAATGGTGTTTCGATTACAACTGGTAATTTTGAAGGAACAGATGTGCTACATGTTGGGAAATTAGCTCCAACTAATGTAGGAACTTGTATTAACGCTGCTATCTGGGAACTTGTATTTCTCGACCACGATGCCACCGAAGAAGAACTGACCAAGATCAAAGACTACTTCGTCAAAACCTATCCCTGGCTCTTCCCCGACCAAGCATGGACAGTGGTAGGCAAAACCAACGAGGACGAAGATCGTGCTACTATTGCCAACATTACGGGCAATGGTAATGATCTTGTACTGTCGAATTTTGCATTTAGTGGGAATAGTGGGTATGGGGAATACGCTTACAATTTCAGTGATACATCTTGGATAAGCATTCCAGATTATGGAGTCATATCGGATAAAACCAGCAAAAGTTTTAATATAAAATCTTTTGTTTTAGCTGATTATCCTGTACTGTACACTGCTGTAAATAAAGATTCATCAATTAAAAAAGTAAAAATAAAAGTAACTAATTCTATTCCTGGATTTTATTTCGGAAATAAGCCAGCTAATCAAATAATTGATTTGAGTACAGATGGAATTTATGAAATACCATCTTATAATTCTCCTAATGATGTTACTCAATATGGTTTTAGATGCTCTAATGTAAATGATTCCTGTAATATTACCATAGAGCAAATCCCCGAATACGAAGGCTACCTGGTTACTGATGGGGTGGATGATAAGATAACTTCGTCAGCTTTTGAAATGGGTAAGGATTTTACGGTTGTTGGGGAATGGAGGTTTATAATTGATGAAAGAAAGGTTGCAGGCTTAATAAAGCCTCCATCTTTCTATTTGTTTAATGAAAATAATGGATTGAAGTTATTTATAAATAACACAGAAAAAAGTTCATCTTTAAACACTAAATCTTTAAAGGCTATTTGTTCAGATGGACGTGTATATTTTGATGATTGGTCGGAAATGCTACTTAGTGAAGAACAACCTATCACAAGTAGTAGTAAGGATTTGTCAATCGGTTATAACAGTACAATATATACTCAAATGGCTTTTAAGAACTTAGGCATCTACAACGATCAACTCCTCTCTAAAGACGACTGTATCAAAGCATATAACTATTTACAAACTTTAAAAGCAAAATAATATGAAGAAGTACAAAGTTTTATTCTGTGATCTGGATGATACGTTAATTGAGACATTAAGTGGCAAAACATTTCCTAAAGGAATTTGGGATATGAAAATCAAATTTGATGTTTTGGATGCAATTAAGCAGTTTTCTCCTGAGTATGTTTTAATTGTAAGTAATCAAGGGGGAATTGAAGCTGGTTTTGTGGATCATCAAAGATTTCAATCTAAAATAGAATATGTATCACAATGCGTAAAAGAATATTGCGGAGTAAAATGCTATTCGGAATATTGCACCACGAATGATAAGAATGATTTGTATAGAAAACCAAACGTAGGAATGCTTAATCATCTTTGTGAAAACTATGTTGGCGATGATTTTAATTACATAAAATCTGTTACACTTATGATAGGTGACGCAAGTGGACTTGAAGGACAGTTTTCTGATAGTGATAAAAGAACCGCAGAAAATTTCGGGATTGACTATCTTGATGTAAATGAATTTGTTAATTTGTATAATAAAAAGAAATAAAAATAGATGAAATACGCGATAGTAGATTTATTGTGGGCAAAATCACATGGTATTGAAATACTGCCCGAAATGAGAACAAGTATAGATCAGAGTAAAGTTATTCTACATGAAGAAATGTTAGTACCTTTCGAAGATGAATCATTTTCAAGAATTTAGGTATCTATGATAATCAGATCCTCTCCAAAGACGAATGTATCAAAGCATACAACTATTTACAAACTATAAAATCGAAATAATATGAAATTCATTATCATACCAAAAGAAGTATATAATTCCGTATCTGAAGAAAAGAGACGTGAATTAGGAATAGGCAGCCCAAGAGCGAGCGTAGATGGCTCTAAAGTTATTTTACATGTAGAACATTATGACCTTCTATTTAAGTCTTTAGACACGCAGGCTGATGACGAACCTCAATATCCGTATCCGGTATATGACAGCCCTTCTTCTGAGTTTGAATCTGTTCTTTCATCTAAAGAATGGGTGTCTGATGTTAATGACGAGCGTCTTTGATCTTGTTATGGTTGGGGTAATTACTATATTTGTAAAAAGTTGAATAATTAAAGCGTGTGGTAGCGTTATCTACCATATAATCATCATGTTTCAGATAATAATCGGATGCGTTTTGGCTAATATCCTTACGATAGCAATCATCGGTTTAGCCCTGTATTTAGTGTATCGTAAAAACGAAGACCGTTTAAAGGCTTTGGATTCTAAGATCGATCAGAAGGTTGAGGACGTAAAAAATAAGGTTGGCGCGGTGATGGACATCGTAGACCAGATCAAGAAGTTGTTGGATAAAATTAACAAGAAATAAAAAAAATGGCAGAAGTAGGTTATAACAGTAAATTCGAAGGTCAGGAGGTTGATTCCAGACTTGAGAATGTGGTGCAGGCTGCTCCTGGAACAGGTTCGGAGTCGGGCAAGGGAGGCCTCATCCCGGCTCCCCCTGCCGGAAGTCAAGATGGTAGCAAGACTCTTCTTAGTAACATGACATGGGGCGATTATGTAAACAAGAAGTATATAGATGATGCTGTATCGGCAGCAGGGTGGAAGAAGCAGATTGTTAGCAAACTTCCTACTGTTGAAGAGGCGAAGGATAATGTCATGTATCTTGTAAAAGATGATGTGGCATCTACAGAAACCAAAAACGTGTATAACGAATATATTTTGGTTACTGAAGAAGGTGGTGGCAAGGTGCTTGAATCGCTTGGTATGGTAAGTACCGGAGTAGATTCGACTTATCTTGATCTATCTATGTTTTCAGGTAATTCAGGAATACTTGATGAAGCTTCGTTTGGGAAGGTTCTGGATGCTTACAATAATAAAATTACGTTAGGAAAGTTAGCTGGTAATTATTATTCTTTGGATTATTTCTTATCAGGTAAAGATCTTGGAGGTGTTTTTGAATTAAAAATTGTATTTGTTTCATTTTCAGATACCAATACTGGAGAAGGTACATCTGAGTCTGATATAGAGATTCAGGTAGGAACATATACTGTTACTCAAGATAAGGCTTATAAGGTATTGAGCAATATGGTTACGTTGTCTAATACTATGATGTCTTATCTAAGGTTTATGTCTAAAGCTCCCAGGGTTGTTACGACATTGGTTAATCTTCCTAAAGACACTCATAATATCATAGCCAACGTAGCTTCTGCTACGAGCCTGTCTATGACCGTATCTGCTGAGGATGTTGGACGGGAATGGCAGGTGCGGGTCAACAACACCACCGGCAATGACATTACGCAGCCGCTTCCTACCTCTGGCCTGTTCCAGAGCATGTCAGGCGATAGCGTAATAGTACCTAAAAATAGTTTTATAGAATTAAGTATCTGGTATATCAATGATAAGTTGGTTATCAGAGTGGGTGAACAAGCTTAATAGAAAGGATAGAGTATGCTTTATGTAAATAAAAACGTAAAAGGTTTTTACTGGGAAGGATACGAGTTGGATTCCTCTTCTTACGAAGTAGGGTATTCTTACCAAGATTTCTTAGATGGTAAATGGGTTCAACTTGACTCCGATCAAGAAAAATTCCATCAAGACAATCCGGATGCGAGTGTGAAAGAAGTTATTGCCATGCAGCTTGACCCGGAGCCCCCTGGACCAACTGAAGAGGAGTTGCTTGCCAAGGCTAAGGACAAGAAAGTTTCTGAGGCCAGGGAATATGCTTATTCTGATGCCGTTCGTTCTTATAGTTTGGATGGTAAACAGATATGGTATAACAGCAGCATGAGACAGAAGGTTAAAAACGATATTGACGTAGCAAAAGGAAGCGGGATATATACCGTATCCGTAGCAGATTCAGAATACGAGCTTGATATTGCTAATACGGCAATGAATGAAATGCATGTATATGAATCTGAGTGCAACGATCGTACTGCTGCCATAGAAAAGGAAATAGCTTCTAAAACCGACAGGAGTGAAGTTGAGTCTATGAAAGTGGATGAAGGCTATCCTGAGAAGTTGGTAAGAACAAAGGATCAGATCATAGAAAAAAATAAGATCCTTGAAGCTAATGATCCGGAGAAGGCTACAGCCATGTACATGAGGGTGATGATCAATACGCCGGCTATGTTGGAGAATACTGACCAGAGTCTGGCTCTTAAGATAAAAGGATTGTATCCTATTTGGGATAAGGATGGAGTTTATGGCGACAAAGGTCTTCCTATGGGTACGGCTGTTGTAAAAGGGCAACGTTTCCGCAGCAAAAACAAACCTTCGGATTTGGATTGGACTTTGTTTGAAGTAAGGCAAAATCACAATCTACAAGCTGATTGGATTCCTGGCCAGGGAGGTGGAGCCGAAAGTCTGTATATGGTTGTTCAAGAAAAGCATTCAGGTACCGTAGACGATCCTATTCCTTGGGTATATAATTCTATTTTAGAGAACGGAAAGTATTACATAGACAAAGAAATTAAGTATCTTTGCATAAGAGATTCAGGCATCCCTTTGGCTTACGAGAATCTTTCTGATCTTGTATCAGCCGGATACGTAAGGGTTGTTTAGGTCGTAATTTGTTGTTAATGTTATGGATGGCCCCTGTATATTTATTTATGCAGGGGTTTTTCTTTAATCCAAACTCCGCTTATTTTAATATTTGGTAAGGTTCTGATTATCTTTGTGAAAAAGGTTAAGTTATGGAAAGAAGTGATATTATAAAAGAATTGAGTCAGTCTTTTAGTATTGTTGAATTAGTTGGTCCTAAAGAATACGGTAGAGACAAAGATCTTTGCTGGAGGTATTTAAGAACTGAATTGCTTCACACGATACTGGTTTTAAGGAAAGACATATTGAAAACGCCGATGACGGTTAATACCTGGAAGTCGGGTGGAAGGTTTGATGAGCGTGGGTTTAGGAACAATATTTCGGATATAGTAAAATCCAAGACCGTATCAGGGTCTTTGTATGTCAGTCCTCATATGCTTGGGGCAGCCATCGATTTCGATGCTAAAGGTATGACGGCGGAGGAGGCAAGGAATAAAATAATTCAGTCGCAGGATTTACTTCCTTGTCCTATTAGATTAGAATCAGGTACCAATTGGGTCCATATTGACGTATATGACTCTCTTGGAAGTAGCAAGAAAGTAACTATGTTCTAATATGGCTTACAGATTTGTAGGAAGGATGAATTTAGAAAGTTTCTGGGCTTTTCTCATTTCCGGATTATCAGCATTGTGGATGAATTTCCAGGAGATTCACCACCTTATATATTCTATATTGTTTATATTAGCTATAAATCTTTTGTTAGCTACTATAAAAAGTATCAAGCACTGCTATATCCGAAGAAAGAGAAAGAGACCTTTTAAGATATTGACATGCATAAGCGAAATGGGAGTTTTGAAAATTCTTCTTGAGTTCGCGGCCTGTTCTTTCGGGTTGTTTACCATATCCGGAATGGACCTTATTATGTCTATGGGAGGGCATAAATCCCCAGAGTTTATAGACATGCTTCTTCAGTGGATTACAATATTTGCCTTAATATTATACGGTGGAATGGCATTCAAGCGCCTCGGCGACCTTGCACCTGATTTGATGATAGTAAAAGGCGTTAAGTACTTCTTTAGTAAAGTAAGTTGGTGGCAAAAAGTTCCATTCGGAGAGGAGTTAAAAGAAGGTATAAAAAATGGTGAAATACAAGATCTTTTAGATAATAAAAAGGAGGGTAAGAAATGTGTTTGCAAAAAATGAGGGTAGGGCATGTGTTAGGAGTTATTCTACTGTGTTTTATATCTTTCTTGTTTGGTAAAACATGTAAGAAGAAAGAAATAATACACGATATAGAAATAGATACGGTAATAGATACCATTATCCAACCTGTTCCTGTTCCTCAGTATATAGTTGACGTAGGGGAGGTAGAAATACCTTTCCCTATGGATGCTATAGTTAAAAAAGACACGATAAAAGACACTGTTTATATCAATATCCCAATTCAAAGAAAAACATACAGCACAGATGATTATCGGGCTGTTATAAGCGGATACAGACCTAATTTGGATACGATGATCATCTACCACAAAAAAGAAATAATATACGAAAAGAGCCGGCGCTGGGGCATAGGGCTGACGGCAGGGTATGGAGTTGGGCGCGAGGGCTTCTCTCCCTACTTAGGCGCTGGAATCTATTATCGGATATGGTAATAATCACGTCCTATTTTATTTAATACACAACATTTTAAACTTTTATCACCCCATTTACTTATCTTTGTGGAAAAAGGTAAGTTATGAATTATATCGATATTTTACCACAGATAAGAAATAACATTTTCTATGTCAGGATAGTAATGACCGACTACGATGTAGAAAATCAGATGGTTATTAGAATAGTAGCCAGAAGAAATGACGGTCTGTACAAGACGGAAGTAGTACAGTATCCAAATGAAGGAACTGATTACGGTGGAGAAATTATTGTTCCTATGTTTGGCATGGCTAAGTCGTTGGTGGCCCAAATAGTAGGAGTCAAGATAAATGGTACTGAGGTACGTGTTAATAGCACTGAGGTAGAGGGAGCCGATATAACAGCCAGATACGATGATTCCCTTACCAGAATGGGATGGGAGGAGAGTATGAACAACATCCATCTTGATTTTGAGGTTATAAGCACCAACAACCCTAAAACGCTTCGCATAGCCGATCAGTCGGAATGGGGAATACTGGCAGACAGACCGGCTATTATAGAGATTGTACCACCTGAAGATGAGAATAAGTATGTTTATTATCTTGGTAAGAATCAGCTGAATGTATTCAACAGTAAGACTCTTGGCATAAATCCGGGTCGCGGAAATGATTTTGAAAACCTGAAAGATGGTATATACGATATTACCATAAAAGGCAGTCCTTCCTCTTATTCATTTAACAGAAAGTATTTAAAAACAGATCTGATCCGTCTTAACATAGATAAGATATGGGCCAGGTCAACTGTGTTATGCGATCATGAGGATGATGACGTTATTGACAAAATAAAAGAAATAGAGTTTCTGCTGGCTGCGGCTGAAGCTAATATGAGATTAGGGAATTTTGAAAACGTAAAACAATTATACGAAAAAGCATCTAAATTGATTTACGTTCTCAATAATTGTGAAAATTGTGGTTGCAAAATATAATAAATTAAATATCAATAAATTATGGGATGTGGATGCGGAAGAAGCAACATTGCTTCTGTTAATAAAAGTCGGGCTATAAAGCCTCAGTCGAATACGACACCTAAAGCTGATTCTAATGCGGCTTGTATTCAGAAATATGATGAACTTGCTGTATTGGACAAGAAAATCATAGACCTTCATCGCAAGTTCAGGTTTGTAGGAGGTGTAAGTAAAAGGTATGCTGATATTCAAAAACTGGTAAGAGGCTGGATCGTTAATTTGAAGAACGAGTGCCCGGATCCGGATGATCTTGCTACTTATTCTGAATACATAAATAAAGAATACGCCAGGTATTTTACGTCAAGGTGATATGGCAGCTACCGGAAGTACACAGCAAATTCTTTTCCCTTCATCTTACTTATGTGAGTGTGCTGATCGTTTTATAGCATGTAAGGCTGATCAGTATCTACAATATCATAAGTATAAGGTAGGTATCAAGCCTGATATGGATACGGTTTTTAAAATAGATCGTATGAGAAGAATCGTCTGTGAAGGGGAATGTGGGTTGTGTCCGGACGAGATTCATAAATTCAAAGAAGAACTTAATAAGATCTTGTCATGAAAAAGATGTATTACAACAAAGAATACAGAAAAGCTTTCAAGAAATCGGATTGTCCGGAAGATCTTGGTTCTGAAGAAACGTTTATCGTTCATGAAGCTGAATTTTGTTCGGATATAAGCCAAGATGATGCAGATAGGAAAGCGGAAGAGTTTGCGGAGAAAGAAGGTCCGTTGTATGCTAATAAAGTAGGTGGATGTTGCAAGGTTTATTATAACACAAGACAGGAAGGGGATTTCTTTAAAAATGATTGCCCTGATGGTCAAAAGCAAGAACAGCCTATACATTACGTGGTAGAGGCCGGTCGTGTATGGTCTAAGTTCAGTACCGAAATAGCTAACTACGAAGCTGCGAGGATCCTTGAGCAAGAGGGGCAGGCTGCCGCTAACGAATCTGGAGTATGTAAAACCGTTTATTACAACGAAGATCAACATGGTTGGTTTAGTAAACGTTGTAAGGAAGGATGGAAGGCTCCTGAGAAATACAGGAGGATATACGCCGGTACCGTAACGTCTTTCATTAGCGTTGATGATGCCAATGAAAAGGCTAAGAAGATACTGGAAGAAGAGGGCATGAAATGGGTTAATGAAAATACCAAATGCGAGCCTGTTGTTGATGAATGCAAATTTGATTTTTGAAAATGAGCAACGTAAAATTTAATCCGACAGAAGGTGAGAATGATAAACTGGTGTCGGTGTTTTCTGAAATAAATGAAGGTCTTGATACGACTTTGAATTACACTATTTCCGATGAAGGGAATAAGGCTAAGAAGAACATCGTCGTTAATCAAGTTGGTAAAAGGGAAAAGTTTTTATCGAAGAAAGGGGAGGAATCTGAGCCTTTTGTTTTGTCTGATGGTAATACTTTCAACGTTCTTAAAGAAGGTTCTTCGGGATCGGCATCCGCTTGGGCTGAGGATCAGATTCCTCCAGAAGCCACGGAATCAGTTGGCGACAAAAGCCTTCTCCCTTCTTGGGATTTTTACCTTATAGACATGACTCAAAATACCGGAGACAAAGTGCGTCCGGTCGGAAAGCTTCGTAAGAACAATCTCCTTAGATTTGAAAACGGAGATTTTGCTCCTACGGTGGGCATAACTGAGGAAATGAGAGCCGAATGCGATGTGGAACTGTATTTGGATAACGGTCATAAAAATAAGTATTGTGATGCCGGAGCATTTGACGCCAAGGCTTTTTATGAAGAGTATGGTATTGGTCAAAAACTTTATAATGTATCAGGATCAGAGGTAAGGATTTTAAGACCTTGGGAGACTACTTCAAAGAATTATAGCATATTCTTAGGATGTAGCAAGAGCCTGTATGTAGCTGATAAGGTAGTTGGAAAAAGTGGGAAAATATGGTCTGGGGTGTACGACGCAGACACAGTTCCTATGCTGGACGGACTTGATCTGCGCCAGACGTGCCCTGTGCTGCCTCCCACGGCCTTATCTCCTGGACCGGTATGTACAGTAGACTCCAAGGCAAGATCTTTCTTTTTCTTGTATGAAGGAGAAACAAATTGTAAATCCGGAGCCGGAGTTGGTAACGTCTGCACGATGTTTCTAAATGGAAGAACTTATCCGAGATGCAACGATGTAAATCAAATCAATATAGCTAAGTATTCGAGGGCTAATAACGTAGATCCTGAATCTTCTTATCCTTTTTCTGAAGGTGGTTTTTTGACCTTGAATGCTTATATCATATACCTTGAAATGCTGTACGGTACTAAATACTTAGCTAATCCAGATACTTTTGGATCAGGGATATCAAGTAACTCCGGAGTAGGTAATGATGTTAATTATCGCAAATACGGAGGTGCAAAGTATCGTAAAAAAGGAGAAGAGACATGGTTGTATGGATTATGGGCTACAAATGCTTTTATTATACATTATGAACCTGCTAAAAAAACTAATTTTTCTTACCTCATAAATTCAGACTATCCTAAAGAACAGTGCATGGAAAGCCAGATGGCGGCTTCTTTTGCATTTGAGACAGGAGTAGAGGAAGGATTAGAGTTTGATTTTTATGGAGGAAAATACTGGTATAAGAACGTCCAGGGAGCCAAGAGTATGGCTGAAGGTCATATGAATGTTATTGTGTTTAAGGAAATGACTGGTACCATATCAGCCTTAAACGAAAATGACGAACCGGCAGAATTTGATTTGGAAGTTATTTTAAGGATGTCTTTATACGATGGTATGAATCTGTCTGGAGACGTCTTTAGGTATTGTGGAGGAGGATACGAACAGGTAGGGACTTGTTTAAATGATCCTAATGTCACTCGAATAGGTAATACTATTGATATTTATATAGAGCCAGATCAAAAGAAATGGACATATGAGAAAAGGTCTACTATAAATAATGGTGAGGTTTTTAATTTTGAATCTAAATATAAAAAGATAGCAACTACCCAAAATTTAGGAGATAGTTATGCTTTACACCGTATTCCTTATACCGGATGGAAGGATAAAAAAGGGGGAAGTATCGGAACAGGAGAATGTTTTTATACATGGGACAATTGCTACTGGGCTTCGTCTGTCGGTATAAAGTCCAGAGTGGCTGCTCGTTTCGGCGGTAATGCGAACAATGGCAATTGCTCGCCTCGTAATATGAATGCGAATAACGCCACTTCTAATACGAATCGCAACAATTGCGGCCTTGCCCTGTGTGGGCTAAAAAAATTGGGTATATTCTTTTTAATCTTTCCCAGGAGTGGAGAATCAATAAAAGACAAGCGTATGAGGTTATATGATAAAAATATGATAGAGATGCGCGACGGTCGTAAGCCCGTCATTAGCCCACAACTGAAATCAGTTTCAAACTATATAGATATAAGTTTGGATGATATTAGAGAAGCATGCGAAGCAGCATTTAAAAACCATTCTAAAAAGAATGATGTTGTTAATTTCAATTTTGATTTTGATGGTAATTCGTTAAAATTGTATGAATGGTATTTAGATGGTACTTATGTTAGCAAAATCAAATATCGCAAACTTGTAAAAGAAAACAAGAATGGTAAGGTTCGTGAAATAAACAGCCCGGATCTTACCACCAGAATCTATCAGCATCTTGTTTTAGTAAAGTTAGGTCCTTTGTATTATGAGAAGGATAATATGAATGGTCTTAATTGTAAGCCTGGATTTGGCATAACAGCATCGTCTAAATCAAGGTCTCTTATTAAAAAGATGAAGCACGTTTATTATGATAGACTTGATTTGAAGTATTGCCTGGTTATAGATCAACGTAAATGTTATAACCATGTAAAAGACAAAGTGTTTAGAAAAGTGCTTAAGAACTTTATTTCAAACAAAAAGTTTATAGATTTTGTAATAGACGTAAGTTTCGTATCTGGAGAGCTACCTATAGGAACCCCTACAAGCCCTCTTATTCATCATCTCCTTATGAAAGATTTTGATGATCTTGCAAAAAGAATAGCTCCTTTTTCATTGAGATATGCCGACGATAATTTCCTTGCTTTCTATACTAAGGAGGATGCTAATACTGCCAAATGGAGGATTAAGAATTATTGGTGGTATGAGCTTAAGATAAGATCTAAAAGGCATACTTGTATTATAACAGACATGGATAGACCTCTTGATTTTTGCGGGTATGTTTTCCATCGTAACAACAAAGGCGTATCTGAGCACAATAAAGGTTATGTGACAATAAGGAAGAGGGTAGCCAGAGACGCGAAGAAGTGTATTACAAATGAAAGCTGGTCTTCTTACTTCGGTCTTTTAAAACACTGTGACAGTTATTCATTAATGTCAAAAATAGAAAATATCATGAGATTACGAGATTTAACAAGCACGATTCGTATTGATAAGAAAATGGATGCGGACAACATCGACGTAAAGAATCTTGAAGGTATTGTATTTGATATCGTGAACTACGAAATACGAAGCAATAACAAGAATGAACCAAACTGGATAAAGTGCTTGATAGGTATTCCTGAAACCAATAAAGAAGGGATTCCTACTGGCAGGAAACTCGCAAGGGAATTTCATGGTAATTATCAAGGTATAGTAAATTTTATTTCAAAATGTGAACTTACTTATGGCAAAGATGCTATTCTCCCTATTACCGATGTAGAGATAGAAAACAGATGCGGATACGTTTTTAAGGGCAGCACTAACCGCTTGGAATACATTGATTGACTTCTTATTGTGATGGTGTGAATGAAAATTATTATCTTGCACCAAAAAAAAAGAAAGTCATGAATTGTAACACTTGTAAAGATGACAGACCTGATATTCTGAGATCTAATATCTGTATCGGGTCTGATCCGTGTAATGACTGTACGGACAATTGCGAAATTCTTCCAAAAGAATGCGATTGCCCGTATGGTCATTTAAGCGATCATTGCATTCATTATACAGGATGCAAGACATTCATATCCAAATTAACTCCAGGTATGCCTTATAATGAGGTTATGCATAATATAGAGCTGGTTTTTGAAAACATAGATAAGTTTTTGGATAGAATGGTTGAAGAAAATACGCTTTTAAAACAAAGGGTTGAAAAACTTGAAAAACAACTTCAAAATGGAAAAGAGTGCACAAATTGGTAAGGACTTAAGTGGTAAACACGTATATGTTCCACATGTGGACGAGACGCCGGTGCCATGCCCGGACGGATATACATGCACGAACTGCGTGTACTGCGCTGACGGCATCAACGCTGGCTACTTCAGTCTGGCTCAGAAATCTGATCTTACGGCTTTAATCAATGCAATGATATGCCGTATGGAATACCAGGATAGGGAAATAGAATTTTTAAAACAAAAAATAAATATTTTGAGTAACAATGGCAATAACAGGTAACGGTTGTTTTGGCAGTCATGGTGGGTGCGAACGCCCGCATCATTGCAATATTCCTTCTTCTAACATATTCTATGATGGAGAAACTATAGAAGAAGCTGGTTTGTATCATGGTATGCCTTTAGACATGGCTTTGGCTAATTTAGCTAAATACGTTTCAAGGGCTATTAACGTAAGTGGATCTGTCAATACAGAAGTGTTTGACGGTACTTCTCATGTGGTTCTAAAGAAAGATCCGGCAGAGATTTTGCTTGTGTCTTATTGCGGGGGTGTTGTACCTTCTGATATGTATAAAGTCCAGGGTCGTACTGTTAGGTTCTGCCGGGATATGTGTCAACAGGATGAACTTGCTGAAGTGAGGGTTGTGTACCGAGAAGAAGCAAATAGTTCTTATGGGTTCCATTGTTAATTTAGGAGGATAAGAAATGGCAGAAAAATGCAAAGGATTTATATGTGGGGGTAATCTCGTTGATGGCTCTGTGCCTTCTGATAAGTTAGATAAAGAAACCATTGTCGAGCTTATTAAAGAGATTCTGAAAGAGGAAATGCACGAATCTTGGCTTAAGGAAATAATAGAAACCATACTTAAGGAATCTATTGATTCAGATTGGCTTCGTGAGTTCTTTAAAGAAGTTCTTAAAAAATACGCTAAAGAGGAATGGTTTAAGGATATTATCTGCGGCTTAGGATGTGTTGGCGTACAAGAGATATTTGATGTTATTCCTACTGACATAACATTTGAAGCCACAGGCGGTACGGCTACGGTACAGGTTGTGGTAGATGATGGCGTTGAATGGGAACTGACACTTTAATGAAGGAGGGTTATTATGAGCAAAGAAAGAATATATAAGATGGATGATGGTTCTTGGCTTACCTCAGATAAGAAGGAAGGTGTCGGTCGTGATAAAATGAATTTCGATGCTCCATCTTGGAAAGGAAGGGAAGATAGGATCACTATCCGAATTGTGAAGAAGTCCGATACCGAAAGCATGAAAGCCATTACTTTCAAGCAAAAAGGTATTAAGATCACAGAAGTGTCGGTTAGTAGGCTGGAGTTCCCTATATCTGGTGGAGATAAGCAGATCCTTATTACTACCAACGCCGCTTCTATCAATGCCCTTATTACAGGAGATAGTGGTATAAAGGGTGTTATAAAGGCATTTACCACCGCTTCTGGTCTAAATATTGATGTCAATGATATTAGGCTTGATTATGGTTTCCCTGGTGATCCGGGTCTTGAAGACACGTTCCAGGTTTCGATGATTGTTTCCATGCCTGGCAATGAGGATGGGAATGAAGTTAATGAGAACATAACTATAAATGGTGTACTGATTCCTATTTATCAGCCTGGAAAGGTCGTTCCTTACATTAAATTGGATAAGGAATTTGAACAAATTGAGGGTGATGAAACAAGCACGCAGTTAAGTATAGAAAGTAATATAAAAGATTATGTTATTGAAATAGTTGAATGCGAGTCTGTGGATAAGGAGGAAATCTACCTGGACAAGGATGTTGTTGATCTTGATTCAGATGGATCACCGGAGGTAATCAACGTAAGTACAACTCCCGAAAATTTAAGATGGAGGATTAGCGAATGAAAGTAGGTAATTGTTGGGCGAACATAGATAAGAAAGAAGGCAGTCTTAACAGTAAGGCTAATATTTACTTTGATGAAAATGATACTGGTGCCAACAGAAGTGTCAAGATAAGGGTGTCTTCCAGGGATGGTAGCGTATCTGAAGAATGTACGGTAGTTCATAAAAAAAAAGAACAGGTAGTTTATAGAAATAAAAGGCAGTCGGCTCTTTTCACAAAAGAAGGATGTAATCCTGAGACAGAGAAAGGGGAAGAGCTTGAGTACGTTGTTGAGGCCGGAAAATACACGTCTATCATATCTCAGTCTGATGCTGATGACAAGGCTATGAGAGACATTGAGCAAAATGGTCAGAACTGGGTTAATGAGCATGGTCGTTGTATAACCATATTATGGTACAATGTCAAGAAATCAAAGTCGTTTAGAAAGAACGACTGCGATCCTGATACCGAAGAAGGAAGTTTGGTTACGATGACGATCGAAGCCGGGCAGTTCTCTTCTTCCATAAGCCAAGAGGATGCTGACCGTAAGGCTGAAGCCGAGTTGAATGCCAAAGGTCAAGACTATGCTAATTCTCATGGCACTTGCAATACCATAAAATGGTACAACGACAGGAAATCCAAAATGTTCCAAAAGACAGATTGTGAGGTAACTGAAGTTGGATCTATGGTAGAGTACGTTGTAGAAGCCGGCCGTTTCTCTTCTTCTGTTTCTAAGGAAGATGCTAATCAGAAGGCTTTGGAAGCCTTGGAAGCTGAAGGTCCAGGGTATGCTAATGAGCATGGCACCTGTGAAACCAATTTATGGTATAACGTAGAGAAGTCGAAAGTATTTTATAAGAATGACTGCGAAGATGGGTTTATCGGAGCACCTTACACTTACACGGTAGAAGCCGGTAAATACACATCAGACGTAAGTCAAGAAGATGCTGATCAGAAAGCTCTTGATGATATAGAGAAAAATGGTCAGGATCAGGCAAACCTGAATGGAGAATGCGTTACTGATCCAAATTATTTCGTCGGAAAGGCTTCGGCTCGTGTTCAGAAAAATGATTGCGATGCTGAATCTCAGACCGGAAGCTTTGTCGATTTAACTGAAAAGGATCTTGCTGGATACCCGGATGCTTTTGTATCAAGGGAAAGCCAGGAGGCGGCTAACGCGCTCGCTCAGGCTGCTATGGAAGAACAGAAACAGGATCTTGCAAATAAGAAAGGCACTTGCATAGATAAAAACCAATTTGTTGGTGTATATAGCAAGGTATTCACAAAAGACAATTGCGACGGAGAAGGCGTAGGTTCGCAGGTAACAGTGGACCAAGATGATGTAATCGGTGGTCCTTTTACTTCATACGAAAGCCAGGAGGCGGCTAACGCGCTCGCTCAGGCTGCCGTCGAGCAGCAGGGCCAGGCCATAGCCAACCGGGACGGACATTGCACGTGGACTGGTAAATACAGTGAAGAATTTACCAAAAACGATTGTAATGAAGGTCAGGTAGGGTCTAAGATTACTGTAACCGAACGAGATGTTGTTGGTGCTCCTTTCACATCTACCGTGAGTCAAGATGATGCTAATAACAAGGCTAAAGCTGCTGTCAAAGAACAAGGACAGGCTATTGCTAACAGTAAGGGTAATTGTGAGAATATGACGGTCTATACCGGTCATTACAGCAAGAGATTCGTTCCTGAATGTGAAGCTTGCCATAAGGGTGTAGAAATGGAGGTTACGGCCGAAATGGTTAATGGTAGTCCTGTTACGTCTACAGAAAGCCAGGATGCGGCAGACGCAGAAGCTCGTAGGATCGTAGAAGAAGGAGGCCAGGCCTATGTTAATAAAAACGGCAACTGTACGCCACTTAGCACCGATCCTGTATGGGAAGACGTTGTTCCGGAAGAACTTAGATGTAATGAAGGTAAGTCTCAGAAAAAGCAACATGATACCAACGAATGTTCTGAAACCCACAATCAAGAACGTTGGGTAGATGGTGGGAACAAAGTTTGTAGCTGGACCGGTCATTACTCAGAAACGTTCCAAAAGAACGACTGTGAAATACCGGATTCAGGAACAGAAGTAGAGGTAAGTGAAGCTGATGTTGAAGGCAATCCTTTTACTTCTTTCGTAAGTCAAGAGGATGCTGATAATAAGGCTAAGGAAGCCGTTAAAGCTCAAGGGCAGGCTATTGCTAACCAAAAAGGTAAATGTAGGTTCGTAGGCGTATATAGCAAGCAGTTTACAAAAGACAATTGCGGATCATGTCAGCATGGCGTTCCGATGAGCGTAACACAAGACATGGTGGGTGGACCGTTCTATTCTAATGAAAGCCAGGAAGAGGCAGATAGGTTGGCTCAGGAAGCTGTAGAAGCCCAAGGTCAGGCTTACGCTAACAAGAACGGGACATGCGAAATGGACAACACCGATCCTGTATGGGTAGATTCTGAACCGCTTGAAACCAAATGTGAAGGAGGTAAATCTTATAAGAAGCAAGTCAATACCAACGAATGTTATGGTGGAGCAGATGAACGCTGGGTAGAAGGTGGAGATAAGGTATGTACCTGGACCGGAACATATAGCAAGGAATTTACAAAACAGTGTGCTGACGGCGGTGTCGGATCTAAGGTTACCATAGATCAGGATGATGTAACCGGAGGTCCTTTTACGTCTACCGTAAGTCAGGAAGACGCAAATAGCAAGGCTCAGGCTGCCGTCGAACAGCAGGGGCAGGCTCTTGCTGACGCGCAGGGAACTTGTACCTGGACCGGTAAGGCAAGTAAGGTCTTCACCAGAAACAATTGCGGAAGCTGTCAGCATGGTTCTTCTGTTACCGTAACCCAAGATGAAGTGGGTGGTCCATTTACGTCCAATATCAGTCAAGCTGATGCTAATAAGAAGGCTCAAGATGCTGTAAATGCTCAAGGTCAGGCAGTAGCTAATAAGAATGCTGATTGCGTAGCTGATAGCACAACACCTTCTTGGTCGGATACCGGAAGCACCCGTTGTGACGGGTGTACGTCTCAGAAGCAGCAACGTGACACCAATCCATGTTCTTCTTCTTACAACAATACAAGATGGGTTAATGGAGGTGGAGAATCTTGTACAGACTGGTCTTATTACGGAACAGGAGACTGCGTAGGTCATATTCAGTACAATGCTTATCGTGATAGTTGCTCTGGTAGCGTAGATCGTCAATATTCTGTAAATTGTAGGAATTGTTGTAATTGTGGATCTTACGGTTCTTGGCAAGAAAATGGATGTAATAATGATCAAGTGAAATACGTTCGTTATGATGATTGTGGTCGTGCCGAATACAAATACGAATATGAAGTTGGAAAATGCGGATATGCTCCATATGAATTTGAGTTCCATGATGGAAGAACGAGTAAGTCGAGGTCTGTAACTGGAGAATCTCAGAATATTGAAGAAGTTATCATAAGTACTAAGAGTAATTCATATATAGGTTTTTCTGTTAAGTCAAAACCTTCTTGGTGTTCTGTTGATTACAGAGACCAGACATCTGAAAGTATGAAGGCTGTGGTGACGTTATCTGCCAATACAACATCTTCTTCCAGATCTGGTGATATTGTTTTTGTTCAAAATGAATCTGGAAAGACTGTTACTTTAACTGTTACACAGGAGGGATCCCCTGAAACCATCAATGTAAATTTTGGTCCTGCTTTTAATAAACCATGTTGTGGTACGGAGTATGATAATTGGACAGTTGTTATTTCAAATAGTTCTAATTCGTACACTTGGGATAAAAACACAGGATCACAACCAGTAGTTCTTGGAACATATAATGTTGACATCTCATATACTTGCACAATGGGTAGTTCTAATACTCGAAAGGCTCATATATATACTGGTAGTGGATACACAGACACTATAACAGTAGATAAATCTTTAGGCGGAAATAGAAGATGGGATTTTGGATGTCAATAAAGCTGTATTTCATTTTGGTTATTAGAACAAAAATGATTAATATTGCACATCATTCAATTTTAAATTTTTAGTATCATGGCTTGTAAAAAGAAAGCTCGTCAGGGTGGTGAAGTCGATAAGAAAGACAAACCTAAAATGCGCCAAGGCGGTAGTGTTGGAGGCAAGATGAAAAGAAAGAAGACGAGCACTAAAAAGTGATTGAAAACCAGGGGAAGGTGCTGATCGCCTTCCCCATTTTAATAACATAACAACAACATATTATGAGCAACAATTTTATTAGTAAAGGGCAAAGGAATGTCTGTGTGACGTTTGTGAAGTATTATCCTGTGTTGATGCAGGTTATTATGTTAGCCAGCATTTTTGATGAGTTTTATCCTTTTAGTATCACTAATTGGCTGTATCCGATATTAGGTCATTCTCTATCATGGGACCTATTTCTCTTGGCTTTTTCAAGAATGTTCAGGTTTTGTATATGGCATAGGTTATTGATCTATAGCATGATTTTTAATATCTGTGTAGAATGGGTTACGGTTAATATTGAGATGCCTATTGAACACAATATCGTAGTGTGGTCTGTTATGGCTGTTACTCTTTTGATAATCATTGCCTCTATTGTTTTAAGATTTAAAACAGGATGTTTTGAAAATGAAAGAAATTCTGACAGAGACGCTGCGTAAAAGCGGTGCGGCGGTATGCGATAAGATAAAGGAGATGTTTTTAAGCGGGGAATGCGATCATCTTACAGCCAACGATCTTGAGACATGGACGCAGCTTGCTAATCCGGCTAAGTACTATACCGGAGAAGAGGCTGTTTCTTATCTTAATGTAACTTCTAAAAGATTTTATGAATATCGGAAGGCGAAGTTAGTTCCTGATCCGGTTAAGATAAAGGGATTCCCTAAACCTTTATATACGAAAGTTATGTTGGATGAGGCTATAAAAACCATATCCGGCATGAGTGAAAGAGATATTTATATGAGGATCTTGAATGCTAAATCAAGAGAATCAAGAGCAAAAGAAGGGAGGGGAGCATGATCACTAATGGTGAATTTGTATCAAGAGTCGTAAACGGTATTCATGCCCTTGACAAAGATTCGCATGTTAGTCGGAGATGGATATTGAATATCGGTAGAACTAAAGCCGAATCTTATACAGCCCAGAGGTGGGATGACGGGACGTTACTTGGCGACCACCGGCTCCTAACTTACGTTACTTGCCTGGAGATGATTGAAGTTGATAAAATAGTTTGCTGCGATGCCGAATTTGCGTTATGTAATACTTTGATGCGGTCAAAGCATAAACTTCCAGGACTTCTTTATTCTGCCCTTAGACCGGCTATTACCAAGGTAACTAACGTAGATAATACCATATTTTTTAAGTTCGCTGAAATAAAGTCGTATCGTAATGAACAAAAAAGACCGTATGCTAAATACGTTAAGGAACGGCGTCCTTTTTATTATGTAGAAAACGACTATATTTATATACCGGATTTTCATATAGAGCTTATTAACGTAGAGTTCTTTACAACAAGAAGAAAGAAGGCTCTGGAGTTAATGGCCTGCGATCCTACACCTAAAGGGTGTGAATCTGAATGGGAATACGAATTTATCTGTCCTATCAAGCTAATTGAGTACGTGGTAGCAGAGACGATAAAGGAAGTAGCGTTCAGGCTACAGATTACTGTCGATGAAAATCCGAATCTTGATTCCAATCAGAAAAGTCAAATTGTTCAATAACAAAATATTATTTATCTTTATTTGGGTCTTAGTTGTGAAACCAAGGCCCATTTTTATATAAACTTAGTGACATGAAAAGAACATCAATACAATCACCGTATTTTGTAGCCTACTACCATCGTCTTATGAAAAGAAAGAATGGTTTTAAGAAAGGCATGATAAGAGACAGAGGGGAGGTTTTAAGACTGTTGTCTATTATATGGAAAACCGTATCAGAACATTATGTGGAAGCTGATGCCGGTGTTTACGTAGACAACGTAGGATACTTATGCCATGTACTTATACCGGGGCAGCGCTTTGCCGTCAGACGGGACCTGGACATCGTGAGCAGGCTCGGAACCAACGGCTACCTCTACAACCACCTGGCTATGGATTTCGCAGACTCTAAAAGATATTACCATTTTGTAATACAAGATAGCTTGAAAAAGAAGTTAAGGGTTAAAATGAATAAAGGACGAAGATACCGATTTATGTACAATGAAATACTTGCCAAAAGAAGGGTGTTTAAAGATTTCCAGATTAAGAGAGTTTTCGAAGATAAAGAATTAGGACATAGAAAGTCGTAGAAAAAAAAGTAGCGATCACCCTTTGTGGATACAGGATAATCGCTACTTTTGCATATCCGTCTACTTTCTCAAGCGGACGGATATAATGCTAACAAAATATCTTTATACAAATAAAGCTCTATGGAGGCAAAGGTAAACAATTTTCAAAACAATGCGAAGGGTAGTAACATTATTTTGACGTCAGAATCCAACGAAATGGATTTATCTGTAAAATTATCTAAAATTTTTAGCTATAATGGCCATAATGTTTCTTTTATAAAAACTTCTTATGGTATATTGTTAAATGCCACGCAGATGGCAAAAGCATTCAATAAGAAACCTGCCGAGTATCTAAGGTTGCCGTCTGTAAATCAATTAATTAAGTCAATGGTGGGATTTTCCCACCTTTCTGAGAATCAGATAGTTACAACCATGTTTGGAAGTCCTGAAAATGGAGGAGGTACATGGATGTTTGAAGATCTCGCCATAGATTTTGCGAGATGGTTGGATACTGATTTTAGATTATGGTGTAACTCGAAGATAAAAGAATTTTTAACATCAAACTTGGTTTCTATTCCAAATTTTACTGATCCGGCAGAAGCAGCCGAAGAATGGGCTAAGCAGTATCGTAGAGCTCAGCAAGCGGAATCCATTGCTTTGGCTGAACATAAAAGGGCGGAGCAAGAAAGAATGGAAAAAGAAATAGCTGTAAATACGTTAGAAGAAAAGAAAGGGGATATAGAGTTTTCTGAGTCATTTAAAAAGGTGGATCATGAAAACATGTGGCTAATCAGAGATGTGGCGAAGAAGCTTGAGCAGAATGGAATCATCATCGCAGAAAAGAATCTTCGTTTGTTTCTTGAGGAAGTCAAGTTTATGTTCAGAAATGGGCAGGGTAGATGGGAGTTATACAGTGATATTGTCAAAAATAAGTTTGGTGTGTATAGATCATATTTTGTAGATAAGTATTCTGGGGAAAGAGTTAATCAGCAAACCATCTACATGACTGGTGCCGGATATGAAGTCACACTTAAGGGGATAAAGGAAAAGTGTAGGAGCCTTTTCTTGAAGTACGGCAAGTTTGAAGATCCTAACTTTTGAAAACACAAAATAGGGCGTTATACATATTATTCATATCTTTGTGGAGGTCAGGTTCGTTTCCTGTCCTCCATTTTTTTTAAGAGATGACAGTCGAAAATTATATCATAGAGTTAAAATCGTCTTTAAGATCATTTGACAAGCGTGATCTGATAGATGAGGTATCCATCTACAAATGGGTAGAAATTGCCCTGAAGAAGTTTGGAGGCGATATTACTATGCGCAAAGAAGCGGTAGTGGATGTCAAGCGAGGGCAGGCCCGTATGCCTGGTGATTACTTTGATCTTATTCTGGCTTTTAAATGTGATTTTAAAGGATATGAGGTGCCAGAAGGTGACAAGGTGATACCAGAACTTCAAAATACAATAGCCTGGAAAGAACGCACCGAAAGAAGTTATAGGTGGTGTTCTTGCGATGAATGTTGTAAAGACGAATGCGAGAAAGTGATAGTTGAAAAATTTTATATTAACACCCACGATCGCGATCATGAAGTTCGTTGCTATTATGACCGGCCGGTAATGTTAGGTCTTGCCAAGCCTATGCTTCGTGATTCTTGTTTAAGTAAATGCCGGAATAAGGTAATAAAGGATAGTCCGTATGAGATAAATATCGTAAACGGATTCCTGTATGCTAATTTCGATGGTCCTATTTACATGCAGTACCGGTCTCTTCCTTTCGACGGAGAATCTAATATAATTATACCAGACACGCCTCAAGGTCTGGTATTGGATTATGTAGATAATTTTGTAAAGATGAGATTCTTTGAGGAACTGATGTATAATGGAGAAGCACAAGGGGCTGCCGATTTGTTCAAGTTGTATGCACAGCAAGATTTGGTTAAGCTGAAAAATGCTAAGACCGAACTTAAGATGATGGGTATGACATTGAAAGGCATGTACGAACCTCTTAGACGGCGCCGTGCTGAGTTTGAGATATATACTAAGGCGTATCCTGTAATTGACAATATACTTAAATTGGTATGACGGAAGTAGTTCTATTTATATACTTGTCTGGCGTTATTGCATCTATGATTGTTTGGTCAATCAGGCAATTTAAAGGAGATGCGAGTTTGGTAGAGACAATGTATTGCCCGATAGTATTTTTGTCGAGTTGGATATACGTATTCGAAATATTTAAAAAATAAACAAAATGTTAGAAGTTGGTGCAAGCGAAATAGTAACTGCCGATAAAATGAGAGGCGTAGGACCGGCAAATATTATCTTCACAGCCGGCCCTAATCCGGTAGCCGAAGATCGTAGAGGCGTAGCCAAGGTAACGGCTGGTGGAGAGAGTAAGAACGTTACAATCACACAAGCTGCCGGAGAGCAGGTCGTTGTAATTCCTGAGTTCGATTATCTTGTTCTTAGATACGGATGGGAATCAGAAGACGGTTCTGATTTTGATACTGCAACTGGGTTCGCCAATACAGGCATCTCGGATGTAGATAATAAATACGTTGGATGGAGTAAGCAGTGGGCTACTACCCAACAACAGGTAGGTGATTACCTTATTTATGGTGGTGATAACATGCAGTCAGGACTCGAAGGGGCACTTATTAAGATGAAGACCTTGCTATCAGCGCCGGGCATGGACGAGTCGGAACCTAATATCAATGCCGATATCTATGGTAATTGGTATGGGAATAGAGGACGAGGAAATGTTGTTGTGTCTTTTACAGCCTACCTTGGAGGAGAGATGGTTAAACAAGGATTTAACTTCATTAACGAAGGTGGTGAAGAAGTTTACTCCGACAGCATCACTACCAACGTTTCGGCTCATGGTGAAACCAATTACCAAAATATAAAAGGTTTGTACACTAAGATGGGGACGATGGTCTACAATAAAGAAAAACGAGATTGTGTGATCGTAATAGGGTAATGGCATGGAAGATCTGTGGAGTAAATACGATAAGATAAAAGAAGTCTTCTATAGGGATTTCGTTTATGATTCCAGCTACACAGAGCAGGCCTCGTGCATCCCACTGTCGTCGGTGAATAACGGGGTAGGCTGGGTCGGCGACGGAACCATTAACCTGGCTCAGTATCTCCAGTTTCTATACACGGAAATGATTCTTGGCAACAAGACAGAAGATGATGTGCGTAATGCCATACTGGTACTTACCCGTCTTGCCGATACTACTTATGATCTATTTTTTAATAACAATAAAGGTATTTATTTCAAATTCGAAAAAGGATTTTTCTTAAGAGACGATATCCATAGCGAAGATGCAAGCAAATTCGGTCTTACCAAGATAAGTTCCGGGTACACTAATGGTATAGAGTTAAAAGACGAAGATCCATGCTTCTCCCCATTCACTTCACAAGATCAGATCTGGAATCTGGCTCCTATATTAGCTTTCTTATCAGAAAAAGGATTTGAAGAAGCCGGGCAAGTAGGATACGATATTTTTGAGTACGTTATTAGAAACAGACACAAGATATACAATCCTTATTACAGTGCCTTACTTCATCATTGGACATTCCTTCCTGATATGGATACCGATAAGGTCAAGCCGTGGGATAGGGTTAGCAACCGTAACAAGAATCTTAAATACAAAGTTAAGGTTAAGAGAGGGGCTAACAATTGGTACTTCTCTGGAGGGTTCAGATGGGCGTTTAAGAAGTTTGGAGGCGAGTGCAGTACATTCTGGCATTGCCTATGGTATAAGCCATTTATATTCTTAGCAGATAGGGTATATCATCCATACATATGTAAATGGTTTGGTATTAAAGTTAAAAACAATTCTTATTATTGTCTTGGATCTACAAATGAAAAATCATGGTACGGTCCTAAGTTTAGAAAGAGGTTGGTTAATAAGTTTAACAAGTCTTTGGAAGGGGGAGAGCTATTCATGCCTTATCTGGTTTTTCTTCATGGGTGTGAAGACGTTGATAGAAGCAGCTTAGAGTCCTACCTTAAGGAATGGGAATGGGATGGAGTTAATTCTCCTATTGAGTTTTTGATTTTGTGCAATTGGTATAAAATGATTTTTGACAATGAAAATATATTATAAATCAAAAATAGCCAAGTTATTTACGTTCATTGACGGCTACAAAACAATTATGTTATTTGGAGCCGTATTTACCGAACGTGATGCTATATCACTGAAGGCCGAATATCATGAAGAGTCGCATTGTAATCAGTATCATACAATGTTTTGTTTTGGTATGTTCGGGTCTTTGCTTACAATAGGATTGTGTCTCTTATTCGGTAATGTAGGATGGTGGATGCTGTGGTTGTCTCTTATTCCGATATTTTTATACTATTCATGGTATTTAATTGAGTACCTGATTAGGTTGTGCATATATCGCGATCATGATAAGGCATATCATAATATCGTATTTGAAAGAGAAGCCTTCGACTTAGAAAAGTATTGGAATCGGCATGATGTTTTGAGGAAGGAGTCGGAAGGGTTTAGTTTCCTCGGTTATTATAGGAAGGAGTATCATTATGAGTAGGAGAAGATATTTTGAAGAACAGAGATCTGGTAATGGAGCTATTTATCATTGTGTAGAAACAGAAATCGAGCCTGGAGATAGGATCAGGTTATTTAATTTAATGAATAAAATCAAATCCGATACAATTAGCCAGGATAAGATAAATAGCGTATTGAATCAACTTAGAGAAGGAACGGCCTTTAATATTCATACTCATAGTTCAGTTTCTTTTTCGTTTTCAAGCACCTCTACCGGTTACGAACCAATGGCAATATGGATTAGATTTGACCCGTATCCTGCAAGTGAACAATAGGGTATTATATACAAGTTTCAGATAAATGACCAGAGGTACGTTTTTATGTTTTCTAATAGATACGATGGAATGAGAGATCTTATTAATAATGCAGATGAAGATGTTGATTGTATTACTTCTGCAACAGAGAGTAGTATATATCACAATGATTCTTTTTATATATTTGCGTAAATTATGAGGAGGAGATTCGAATATAAAGACAGGGAGCTTGAAGACTTTCTTATAAGGTTTTATCCGGCTGGCAATTACACATGGATAGTTCCTGATGGCTGTTTTCTCGTAGACGTTTTTTTAGTTGGAGGCGGCGGCGGCGGTAGCTCTGCCGGCGGTGGAGGTGGTTATACCAAGACCTTTAAATCTGATAACAAAGGCTGGAAAGACGGAGAATCTATTGCTGTAAAACCTGGTCAATCTATTTCTATAACAGTAGGAAAAGGAGGAGCACAAGTTTATCAAGCCGAACAAAATTCTCCTGGTAAAGATGGTGGTTATTCTCAATTTATGAGCTCGTCTTATAGAGCAAATGGAGGAAAGGGAGCTAATAAGTGGAGGGGAGGAGATGGTGGTAGTGCCGGCAGTTCGTCATATACGCAAGATGGTGCTTCGGATGGTGGAGACACTAATGGAGAAGAGTATGGAGTAATCAAAGGTCAAGGTCATACTACCAGAGATTTTGGAGAATCCGGCGGTAAAAGAAATGCCGGTGGTGGAAGCGGAGAAACCAATACCGGAGTAGTATTCCAAGGGGGAATATCCGATTATAGTGAAGGATCTGGAACAGGAGGATCAACAAACGGATCTGGTAAAGGAGGAGGAGGTTATGGCGGCGGAGGAGGCGGCGTCAGATACTCTATGGTTTATGCCGGAGCCGGCGGTGATGGTACTGTGTTAATTAGGGGTAGAAGATATAAATCGTAAGTAGATGTTATGAGACGAAGATTTGAAAATGTTAATATGGCTATGGGTAATTGTTTCTCTCCTGTAATGGAAGGGAGTCAATTTCAATGGAATAATATTGTAGTTAATAGTCCAGTATATATAACTCCAATAAGAAGAAAGAAATTCAAGATAAGTTTTGGAGAATTTGATTTATCCAAAGTTTTGTCTAATGTATCATCTAATCGTGATATTATAATAAGAGATAAGTCTGCATATACGTTTCTATTGTTACTTCTGTCTGCTGATCATTCTAAATGCAGTTTGTTTAATAATCATCTAACAGTTAATACCCAGGATTTACCAAGATATATTTTTTACATTGATTCCGAACATGAGGAACTGTATTCATACAAAGACGGGGTTTTAGAAAGTAACGTGACGATAATGGATCCAGTTGATAATTATTTCTATAATTATATTGATATTCAAATAAGAAATTTCAATGATAATCCTATCCCCGATTTTTATGTAGGTGTGGTCGATAAAGTAGGAGACTGAAAATGTATTTCTTTTCTTCACCTACTTTAGAAATCCATGATTAAATCTCTTTTGTTATCTTTGTGACAAACAGTTATTAACATGGCATTAGAAGATAACAGAAACATAGCGGTTCCTCAAACAGGTATGAATCGCGATCTGCATCCGTCGAGTCTTACGGATCAGCATTATACGTTTGCCTTGAATGCCAACATCGAATCCGAGGATGGTAATGTTGGGATGAGATCTAACGAGCATAGTAATCTTAAATGCATTGATTTCGATGGGTTTAAAGTTATTGGTTACAAGAATGATCTTACTTCAGGCAATATCTATTTTTTTATAACAAATCCTGAAACAGGCGTATCTAAAATAACTTATTTCAAGCCTGAATCCGATACAAGTATCTTATCCGATTCCGATATAGAATCTATGGTAGAAGGATCGGAGTCGTTGTGTTCTGGCATGAAGACCTTGCTGGAAGACAACGAGCAAGATCCTTGCCTTAAGTTCTCTATCTACCATCCTATAAAAACCATAGAAATAAAGACAGAGAAATGTGGAAAATGTATTTACTGGACTGACGATTATAATCCTCCCAGGTATGTTATTGTAGACAAGGCTCTGACTCCTGATGATGAAGGTGATATATGGTATCATTATCATGGGTATAAGATATGCGATAAAGAATACGATAGGAAAAAGTTCATGCAGGAGAATGGTTGTTTTCTGGCATGTGAGAAACTTAGGGTGTTTCCGCTACTCAAACCCATGTGTATAGAGCCGGCTCAGATAGAGTACGGGGGCAGCCTGCGCTCAGGCGTCTATCAGGCCACTGTGGCTCCTTGTGACGAGTTTGGAAATGAGCTTGGAAGTTATTCTAATCCTACTAATCCTGTACCTATATTCGATGAACAGTATATTACTCAAAAAGATGGCAAATGGGGAGAACGTACTAATTTAGGTATTAGATTCGTCGTATCTAACATAGATCGTCAAGTTGAATATTTTAAGGTTGTTATCATTCAAAATACAGTAGGATACAACGGAGAAACTCAACCGGTTGTTGATTACTTTGTAGAAGGTATCCATCCTGTATCAGAAAAGACTATATTGTATTATTCGGATCTTAATAACAAACGTACTACATTCGAACACATATCCTTGAAAAAACCTGTGTATAACACATCAAGGGGGATTGTGGCTGTCGGGAATCGTCTTCTTCAATATGGTCTTACGGCGGAAAAAGAATGGAATTTACAGCCTGTAGTTTCCCTCATGGGACACTTCCTTCAATGGCAGGCATCGGTAGCCCACGAAGATCTGTATAAGGATGGTAATGCCTGTTCATTGTATGTGGGGTATATGAGAAATGAAGTGTATCCGTTTGCTATTTCTTTTAAGTGCTCCAACGGTTATAAAACTCCGGCATTTGTGTTAATACCTCCCCCTTATAAAGATGCTGCGGCAGAAATAGAAAATAAGGATACCGATAGGGTATATAAGTCCATAAACCAATATGCTCCACCTTGTTCAGGGCAAGAGCGTAAATTCAAGTGGCAGTATTATAATACGGCAGGAGATCCGAAGGATTTTGATGATGAAGAAACCGGACAAGAAGAATGTAAAAATCCGGCTACTATCGGTCAAACTATAACATTGCAAAATGATTTTAAAACTTATACGAACGTTAGTTTTACATTCAGAAGTCAGATTATAATAGATGAGGTGATTAATTATTTTTCATCTAATATAAAAGACATCGCATGTAATACCGCTACAGAAGAACCTAATAATGCTGCTGCCAACGAAATATGCGATATATTCAACAGCTACGGAGAACCTGACGATCATAATACGGAGGAACAAAAAGAAGCTATAGATGGTATCGAGGCTCCTGAGTTTGGAGCCGAGTGTACTGATGCGCATCGCCAGTATTCGCTTATTACAGCTCCGGTAGATCGTATTGTGGGTTTCCGTGAAGAATATACGTATAAGGAGCTTGAGGATATGGAGCACGTATCCACCGACTACCTATATACTACCGGCGGTGAAAAGCAAGACAAGTATTCTGTGTTATTTAACTGGGAACTACAGGAACAGATGATAGAGTTCATGGACAAGTATTTCTTTGCCGATGACGAAGATGGCGGTCATTGGGCTGGATTCTGGTCGGGAGATGATGGGACTAAGGCGTGTGCTGTGTACGATTCTCTGTTACAACCGTCTGTTATATTACAGTCTATAGCCGAAGCTATTTATGTTCTGGATTCTATGCCGTGTACTTGCGGATGTTTTATAGAAGAGCCTTGTCTTAATCCTACTGTTGCCAGAAGCGATTATAACTCATTCCAGTCATCTTCAACACTTCTTGGAGCATACCTGCTTATGAATGATGTGTGGAATAACGATAAAGAAGATGAAGAGGGGAAGGTTTGTTTTAATGGAAGATGTCTTCCAGATTGGCGTGCCGGACGTTCTTCGAGCACTATCCACAACGACGCCTACAGGTCAAGGATAGCGCCTGGAGCCTTGATAAGGGACACCTGGCCTGAGATAGAGAAGAAGATAGATGATTATTCATATAATTTCCTTGATACCGGTTACGTTCCAGAAGGAGATTACGGAGATGGATGGACCTGGGATTCTTATGCTAATTTAGCTGACAATAACGTAGGCGCTCTTATTCCTGAAGATGTTAAAGGTTCTACGATGTTTACGTCAGAGTTGTTGGTATGGAGGTTTACGAAATGCGTGCTTCGTAACGCCCGTTTCCTCCATATTACAAGACCTAAAGAATGGGATGATCCTGATTTCCCGGCCAAGGACAAAGTTCTTTATCTGGAATCTTTGGGTAAAATAGATGGTCTTATGGATGCTGTGTCCACACAATATGTCCGTCTTTCTTTTTGGAAATCATTAGATCCAAGATACAAAGGAAGCAATAGGAAGATAGATAAGGATGATCTCAACTTTGATTGGGAGAAGATTATGGATGAAGGCGATAATTATGTTATTGTTGGAGCATCCCGTCCTTACTTTGGGCACATAGGCGAATCTTTCTTCGATAAGTACCCTGATGGATTGTATGTAGCCATAGACTGCCCTATAGTATCATGCCCTTGGATTTTTACCGTCCGACAGATTGATTTCTGTAAGGTTAAAGACGATGGAGAAGAGGAGAACAGTAAGAAACCGTCAAGAGGTTTGGTAGGCACATCTTACGTCCTTGGTAAAACTATATACCCCTATATTTTTGGTATCAGAGAAAAGGAAATAGACAGGATAAATGTACGGGCAAAAGAAATATCGTTAAGGGCCACAGTAGAATACGCCAGCCAGTGTACGATATGCGGGGATCGCCCCATAAACTGCGCTCCAAGGAAATACAAGTACGGTGATTTCGCTTACTGGGAATCGTCTGAGAAGTATCCTGCTAATTTTGAACTGTATGACAGTAGTAAGGTTAAGATAAGTGATCACGGTTATGAAGGCAATTCCAAGAAAGCTTACGACAATATCGTATCCAAGCTTACTGAATACTACGGTTCCCCTTCTACGGATGACAAGGGAATGATGTCTTTTAAAGGTCATAAATATGGTACGGTAGATACCAGTACCGTCTTTTGCCAACAACCTATCCGGCATTATAAGTTCCCGGACAACGATCATATGCTTTTCATGAACCGGGATGTTAGGTCTTATGATGTTCCTTCCGATATTTATCCTATAGGAATATTAGTAGACGAGGATATGATTAACGTCTTCCTTGATTTTGCTGTAGATTCCGGATTGATAACCAAAGAGCAGCGAGATATGGTTACAGGCTATGAGATATATAGAGGTGACAGACGTCTTAATCGTTCTGTTATAGCCACCGGAATAGCTTACGACATGTACAGGTATTCCGGTCAAAACTCGAATCTTAATCTGTATCCTAATTATCCGTATAATGATTTATCGGATGACTCTTTTAATTACGCAACTGAAAAAAGGGTATCGTTTATAACCCACCCATTTTTCAGAAGAGGAAACGTGTGGTATGCATTTAGTTCTCCTGATATTTATTTCAATAAGCCTGAAACCCCTACGGAGGTGGCTATAGAAGGTTTTATAAGGGGAATGTCTGTAGGAAACTTTGATGAGGTTGAAGATCATCCCAAATGGACGATCTTAGGAAAACAATCATATAAGATGGCGGCTACGTTGGCTAACATCGAATCTACGGCCACCATAGCTTATCAGATAGCGGAAGAGCTTATGAACCGTTCTACGTCTGCGTATGTAGGTGTGATAGGTAATATCAATATGGCAATGATATTCGCTTCAATGATTGCCACCATATCTGATACGCTTGCTAAAAGACCGGTATTGTATGGTAAGTATAGATATGATTGGCTCACGACATTCATAAACAATGGCCCAAGAAGAAACCATGCTTTTTATTACACGTCTGTAGGTTACTACAATAGCATGATGGGCTTCGATGATACGGCTCCATACGAACAAAACAGATTAAGGGGATTGGCTAACACCAAGAGTCTTAAATCAGGTATGTACCCCATATCCGACCCGTCTACGACATCATCTTGGGTTACTGGAGAAGATGTGGGTGATGATAACCAAAACGCTTCAAAAGATTTCTTGTTTATAAATAACATAGATAGAGAATCCTCCATGTTCTTGTCTTTTGGAGATCCGGGAGAAAAGGATCCTGATACAAGCATCTTAAATTCAAAGTATCTTGTATCGTATCCTATGCAGGCCCAGGTATATGATACAAGTCGTATCCATGACCCTGTTATCATGGCTTCTGATGCTGGATCTAAAGAATCTTTTGAAAGAACGAAGATGTTGTCTTATATCTGTTCTCCATATATGAAGCTTATGCGGTACAGGCCCGATCAGTATGGAGCTATAGAAGACATCAAATGGATATCAGTCGGAGGATGTGGATTCTTCCAAGGAGGGAAACAACCGCTGTTTGGCGGTGACACCTACATATCGAGGTTTTCCATGAAACGGAAATTCCCATTTTTTTATAATACTGCTTTTGGTATAGGGGATATGATACCATTTGCTTACAATGATTACCGAAATGTCGGATTTCCCAAGTATTTCGTTAATTACGATACTGGAGAAGATATGCTTGAGCATACTGACAACGAACGTTTTAATAGCTGGACATCATCAAGCAAAGGAACGTATTCTTTTTATCCAAACAGAAAAAGTTTGTATAATTTAAATGGTGAGAACGAGGCTAAGAAATACGTGGATGGTAGATTCTATCTGTGGTCTTATGGTATTCCTCAATTCCTCGTAGAATCGGAAATAAACTGCAATTTCCGATTAGAAGGAGTAGAGCCTCATGAATGGTTTTATCCGGCTCATGGTGATTTTGCTTGGTGGACACAAGAAAAGAACGTGTCTATCCATAGGGACAATGATTACAAGATAAGTCCTATCTACTCATCAAGAATGACGTTGACACCTAATGTATTGCCGGCAACATACGAACGTCGTTTTTATGATTGTGCTTACCAGCGACCTAATGGTGTTATATGGAGTAGGGCTGACGTATCTGAAAACAGTCAAACAGATCCGTGGCTAACGTACAAGCCTATGGACTATCATGAGTTTCCAACCAGCAACGGGAAGCTTATTCACATGAAGCGTATTGAATCCGATCAGATTCTTGTCAGGTTCGAGGATCAGGTTTCACTCCATAACGCCATAGATGTAATCAAGGAGCGCACCTCCCCGGGGCAGGCTGAGATGGGCACCGGCGGTCTGTTCGCGTCCCGGCCTCTGGAGTACAACACGACCGACCTCGGTTATTCTGGAACCCAGAGCACTGAAATAATTAGTTCAGAATTTGGTCACTTCTGGGTAGATACTAAAAGAGCACAAGTGTTTATGACCGATCCGAACGGACGTAATCTCAAGGAACTTAGTGTAGGTATCAGACATTGGCTCAAGCGTCATCTTCCGTTTAAGATTCTTAGATACGGAATAACTAATATCTTAACCGGCACAGAGATGACAGAAGAAGATACAGACAATAAATTTATCGGTCTTGGTCTGTCTCTTGGATGGGATAACAGGTATAAGAGGGTACTTATCACGAAAAAAGATTATATACCTGTTAAGAACCCGGCATATTACAAATATGATGGTGGAAGGTTCTTGTACAATGAAACAGAGGTGTTGTCAAATGATAAGGAAATATCTTTAAAAGACGAACAGTATTTTAAAGACGTGTCGTTCACTATCGGATATTCGTGTCTGAAGCAAGAATGGATTTCTTATTATTCGTTCTGTCCTGACTATTATATAGAACAGCAACAATATTTCCAGACAGGCATAAACTTCCCAGCATCAGACGAAGAAGGCGGATTATGGAGTCATTTGCTGACGAATAAGAGCTTCCAGACATTCTACGGAGCAACATATCCATTTATATTAGAAGTGCCGATAAAAGAGAAATATAATGGCTCTACGCTGGCTTCTGTAGAATACGAGCTTGATGCAAGGAAATACGTCGATGATGTGAATTACACTCTTGACAGGAAAGTAGGTTTAGATACGATAATTATCTACAACGACACAAACAACTCAGGTGAAATTCATCTTGTTCCAGAAGAAAAGAATAATTTAGCGCAACGTATATCGTATCCGAAGATCGTAGGCGACCATACTGAGGTCCTGGATACTGAGGTATATAGAAGACATAAGTTAAATGACTTCTTCAACAGGGTTGACGATGACCGGTCAGAAACCCCTATTTGGATCAAGGACGATAACGATATAAATAAGTCAGTTAATCCTGATTCTCTTAATTTCAGACGGTCATGGCTGGATAGGTTAAGAGGAAGTTGGATGCTGATGAGGATAAAGAAAGTAATTAGCAACCGGAAAATTATATTCCAGTGGTTGATTTCCGAAGATAAGATTAAGAATAGATAATATGAGAAGGAAAGTTAGCATAGGGGGGGGGGTAAACTCCAACTTTTTCATAAGTGATTTTATCCGGCTGGCAATCGGAGGAAACAAGCGTCGAACCGCCAGCCGGAAAAGCCACAGGTCTATCACTGAAAAAAAAAGAACATGGGATAATTGTCATGAGAGTATAATGAAAGGAGGTGAGAGATGAGGAGAAGGGTGATGATGGGAAAGAGAGAATTGGTAGAAGTTGTGGAAGAGTTAAAATCATCCGGTACATGGATGGTGCCAGCTGGTTGTAAATTTGTTGATGTATTCATTGTTGGTGGCGGTGGCTCTGGTGCATCGTCAGGCCCTGAAAGAGGTGGTGGAGGGGGCGGATCGGGGTATGTTAAAACATATCTTGATGTGCCTGTTACTCCAGAAAGTGTTGTTAGCTATTCAATAGGGAAAGGGGGAGATCGTGTAGTTTCGATGTCTGCTTACGATGATCAGAAGAATGGTCTTCCAGGGTCAGAGTCCTGGTTTAAATCTAATTCAATAAAAGCTCTTGGCGGAAATGGAGGTCGATATTCCGGAAGAGGGGGCGATGGGGGATCAGGTGGTGGTAGTGGAAGACCTGAAGAAAAGACAGCAGGATATATTGGTGGAAGTGATGGTTCTAATGGAGCAGGTGATATGCCTGGGATCGGTCAAGGGAGTACTACCAGATGTCCGTTCAATAATAAATTGTACGCCGGAGGTGGTGGAGGGGGCGGAGAATATAGCTCCGGATCGTCACAAGGAGGAGGAGGAATAGGTATAGGGGGAGGATCGTTAGGCAACCCTACTAATGGGAAACCCAATACGGGCTCAGGAGGAGGTTCTTTTTATATAAGTGGTTCCAATGTCTCAGGAGGATGCTATTCTGGCGCAGGCGGTTCCGGTATCATAATACTTCGTTACATGAAATATAAATAAGACAATATGCTGTATATTCAAAAAAAACATTCAGTTTTTGGAATTGTAACAATAATTGCCTGATTTCTATCTTGTTGGCGACAATATCGAAAATTACGAAGATGGCGCTTATCTCCTGCTTAGTGAAGAGCAGGAACAGTATCATAACGCCTATCCGGAGGCATCACCGCTCGAGTGTTGGTATATGGCACTGACACCGGAACCACAGCCGACACCGGAAGAACTGCTATAGTGTGCCCATGATGCCAAACGGCAGGAAATCTATGACAAAGATATCCATCATTATTATATTGATGAACAGGATGCATATGTCTCATTCGAGGAATTAAGAATGTATTTAGGTAAAGAATGGAAAAAGAGATGGGGTAATCCAATTATGACCCTAAAGTAATTTATCCAAATTAATACATTTTAAATCATTTTAATTTGTAAATCATATTTTAGTGTCTATATTTGCATCGTAATCAAGAGAGATTATAATGCAAGACAGTGGTGATGGAAGGTGATACTTCGGTTTGTGTCATAGGTTCGAGTCCTATATTTTTCATGTAAGAAAAATTAGATCAGTTGGTAGATCAAAACCTCCTTTCATATCAAAACACCTTCCAGGTTCTCCCTGTTTTAATAAAATATATAGATGGTGAGGAGTTCGGTTACTTCGAAATTAGTCCATATTATAATTTTAAACCTCCGGCTCCGTTTTTCCTCTGTTTGAAATACATAAAAACTAATGAGTGGTGATGAGGTTAGTTACTTCGAATTTAGCTCAGATGGATAGAGCGATACTCTTTTAAAGTATAGGTCGATGGTTCAAATCCATTATTTCATTGTTTACACTAACTTCAGCTTTTCCCTCATTGAGTATTCATTTTGATATATTTTTTTTCAAGCAGTGGTAGTAATATCACTGCTTTTTTTGTATAATATTTTAAAGAAAACAACAAATGGGAAAGTTTAACAAAAAGGATGAAGGTGTTAAACCTACGATCGTGAATCACATGGGCGAGAAGGCGTATAAGCCTAACGCAGAAGAAGAGTTGGTGTCTACGGTAATGACTACCATGTTGTCTGATTCTTATTATGAGAAAGAAAAAGACAAGGTGAACAGGATTAAGGACCTTATGGATCAAGTAGATCCGTATTTCGCAGCACAAACAGCATTGTATGTCAGGAAAGAAGGAAAGCTTAGGTCAGTAACGCATCTTATGGCTTCTGTCCTTGCCAGCAAAGCATCGGGTAAGGAATGGGCTTCAAGGTTCTATAACAAGATCGTTATGCGTCCTGATGATATGAGCGAAATCCTTGGCTGTTATGCGGCTCTTAACGGCAAAAATCCAAAGAAGTTAAGAGGTATATCCAGTGCTATTAAGAAAGGATTTAAGACGGCTTTGGAAGGTCTTGATCCGTATCGGATTGATAAGTATAAGATGGACAGTAGGGTCATTACTATGGTTGACCTCGTAAACTTATTTCACCCCAAAGGCAATCAGGCTAACAAAACGGCTTTCCAGTACCTTATAGAAGGTAGGTCTTTGTCTGGATTATACGAAAGCAAGATTCTTGAAAAAGAAATGTCTAAAGCCGGACGGGATAAGAAAGACAATAAGGAAAAGAAAGAAGCTTTAGGTGACGCTATTCGGGACGTGGTTTCCAATGTAAAAGGTATGCCTATTTTTAATATGATTCGTAACCTTGTAAACATAATCAAATACGCGCCTGATCAAATAGATGAAGTTTGTAGGCAGCTTACAATAGAAGAGAAGGTACTTAATTCGAAGATGCTTCCTTTCCGCTTTGCTTCAGCTTTCAAAGAGGTTGAAAATATAGGCACTGATGGTTCCGAAAATGATATTGTATTTGAGTCGGATAAAAAACGTGCTAAATTAACAGCGCGTAATAAATATAAGATTTTAGATGCGTTGGAAAAAGCCATAACCATATCCTGCAAAAACCTGCCGGTGTTGGAGGGGCGGTCGGCTATCCTGATTGACCACTCTGGCTCTGTACGTGGAGATATGGGAGGATCTTCTGAAGTGTCTGCCTTTAGCAAAACAAATACGGCTGTCATTGGTAACTTATTTGGCTGTATGATCGCATCTGTGCTTCCTGACGTATTTATTGGCATGTTTGGTGACAAACTTATCAATTACGAATATGATAGAAGTAAAGGTGTTTTATGGAATAACAAAAAATCTTTTACTGCCGGAGAAGAATGCGGTGGTGCTACTGAAAACGGTCTTTTTGCATTCTTGGAAAAGTGCGTCAAAGATAAGATAAAAGTAGATAACTTGTACGTTATTTCAGATATGCAGATAGGAGACGGTGAATCTATTGTATGGGAGAGAAGTTCCAATTATGGATATGGCAAATTCGCTGAACTTTTGAAAGGGTTCAAGAAAGTAAATCCAAATTGCAAGATCGTTTCTATTTCTATTCAAGGATATGGAAGTGAGATGTTTTACAGAGGATCTAATATCTTGAACATAGCTGGCTGGTCAGAATCTATTTTCGATGTTATTAACAGCAAGTTCTGCGGATATAAGAATATGATTGATGAAATTAAGAAGATTAAGATTTAAATCTTACATTCGTACTGTTTTCATAAGAATAGATTTATCATAACAAGCCGGAGAATGAATGGTGGCATTCTTCGGCTATTTTGTTTACATTTGTTGAAAAAAAGAATGAAAGAAAAAGAATTTGATTTTGTGATATATCCACTAAAGTTGATTATCACCATAGGGTTAGATTACAAAACACTGTGTGATCGTTTTGAGAATGCAGAACCGGATCATGAAGGAGAATGGGGAAATGAAGGTGGTTTAGATTCAGAAGTCTCTTTTATGAATCTTGTTCGTGATAAGAGAGATGATAGAGCTTTTAAGTTATTATGGAATTTTCAAAGTGAGAATGATATGACTACACAAAACATATGTCATGAATCATTTCATGCAGCTATGTCGGTATGTCAACATTGTAATATGTCTCTTGGCTTTAAGGTGGGAGAAGATGAACACGCAGCTTACATAGCTGGATTTGTTGGTAATTGCGCAGATGAAATGTTTGGATTCTTAGAGGAAGAAAAAAATGGCAAAGAAGACTAAAAATTACGTAAGGGACAAACAACCAAAAACATTATGGAATAAAATTGGTCCGTTTGTAAAACTTAGAGAATATCTGGCATCTAATATAACACCTGATGTGTATGCTAATGAAAGAGGATTAAAAACCAAAATAATGGAATTTTTTGGTCAAGATGTTCCGAAAGCCAATGTAGATGATTTTAGTCAGAATCTTTGGTTTAGATTCTTAAACCAACCAAATAATTTGAAAGAAGAAAATGGGATTGTCAGAATACCAGACAATATCAAATCCATTATATCTGACAGGATAAATGGTGGATGGGAGAAAATGGCTAAAAAATATGGAAGGGAGCTTGATTCCTTAGATAATAAGATAATTGATGGAAAAGTTGCAGGCAAGGACGTATCTGATTTGGAGGAGTTAAGGGATGTAACAAGTAGGAAACTTGGAATGGTAGAAGAGGGTATAGATCTCTTAAAAAAAGCCAGAACCGGGGAACATCAGGTATTTAACGAATATAATTTTATACCGGATGCTTACGGAGATTTAAATGATTTATCAGGCTTATCAAGTTTTACCATGTACCGTGATGATAGAGGTAGGATGGTTGTGAAAGATAAGTACGATTTTTATAGAAGCGATCAACCTTTTGGTGTTGGGGTTGTTACTAAGACTCTTGATACAATAGGATATCCTTTTGAAATAAGGGATTATGTAGAAGATAAAATCCCATACGAAGAGAATGATCCAAACAAGATCCTGTTTAGATCCATTATTGATTCAAAGAATGATTTGGATAAAAGGATGGAGATAAGATCCAAAAAACAAGGAGGGGATTCTTCTAAGCCGGAAATAGATTGGGATTTACTCAAATCCAAATATGAAAATATGAAGCGTGTGGGTAAGGGTACGCACCGCACTATGGACGTAGAAGGGATGAATATGATCTATGATGCTTTATATGATAAAGGTTTTAATCAACGCCAGATAGAAGCCGTACTTGGAAATATTATTGAAGAATCTGGTGGAAACCCCTACGCTGTATCTGAGGATGGAAAATTTAGGGGACTTTTTCAAGAATATTACAAAAGATATCCGCCAAAAGAGTTTGAAAGAGATAAAGAGAGATTTAAGAGCGATAAGCGTGGATATATCAACTATATGATAGACAGATTTTATGATCATGTTCAAGATGCTGGGAAGTATAGTATAAAAGATACTAAATACAAAAAAGCTATTCATGCAGTAAACGAATTTATGTCAGAAGATCCAGATACGGATTATTCGTATCCACTTGTATATGCTTTTGAAGCTCCATCAGATAAAGAAGGGACTTATAAAAACAGAAAGAGCGTATCAAATTTGATAAGTCAATCTTATGTTTTAGATAATGTTGATAAAAATGATAATACTATTGTTGATGCTATTCTTGGAATAAAAAATGATCTTGAGCTACAAGACTCTATTTCCACTACAAGAGGTGAAGCCTTTAAAGAAGCCAGGAAAAGAGGTCTTAAGGAATTTACATGGAATGGAAAGAGATACAATACCAACATCAAGAAGGAAGGTGGCGTAGTTGGCAAGCAGCGTGAAGCATATGAATACTTTACTAATAAGCGCGGCATGTCCAAGATACAGGCGCTCGCCATCATAGGTAACCTCATGGCTGAATCCGGCCTTAAAGATGACATATACGGAGACAACAGAACATCATACGGCATACAGCAATGGCATAATGAGCGCATGGATAAGTTGTTCAAGCACGCCAAAAAGAAAGGTCATTCTACACCAACATTCAAAGACCAACTTGAGTTCTTGGCTGACGAATACGAAGGGAAAACCGGATATTCTAATTTCTTATACACAAGAAAAGGAAAAGAAGGACCAGGGTATTACAACTACAGCCGGCAGGATTTTATGAACGCCGATAACCTTAAGGATGCTGTAGTAGCTTGGAACCAAGGAGCAGGACGTCCTCATAAGAGTGTTATAAGAAATGATGACCGTTATGACTATGCTATGGAAGTTGCTAAAAATCTTGGTTTGGAAATTGAAGAAAATTCCGTATCTTTGTATGGTCAAATGGGATTCGGAGATGATGGAGAAATAGCAGCATCGGTAACGATTCCAGAGGTAGAGGTGGCAGCCGCCCTCCCTAACCCGGAAGCCCAGTCCCAGGAGGGACAGTCCGAGGAAGAGAGATTCCGTACATGGACTGAAACGTATGGTAAAGACATCATAAATCATTTACTGACGTTAGACGGGAAAAAGGATGGTGATGACAGTGATTACAGCATGATGTATAAACAGCATGAAAAAGAAAGCGAAGAGGATAAGAAAATGGCTTTGATTAATGCCGTGCTTCCCAATATACAACTTCGCATTAAAGGCGTCACTGATAATTAGAACAAGATTGTTTTATTTCTCATATTAATAAAGCGAAGCCGGATTTGAGACTCGTTATACGGATACCGAAGGTTGAAGAACGATATCAAGATAATCCGGCTTTTTTGTGCGATTTCGTGAAGGATGGAACTATCATCGCCTTGGTTTAACAGAACAGGCCCCCGTACTATCACTATCCTGACGGGCATGGACGCTCGTCTCGCCTACTCCCTGCCTAATTCTCCACTGGCTACCTAATATAACTATTAACGTCACTCCATCACCTATCTCCTTCGTCGATAG